AACAGCTACGGCATTCTTAATTCCAGCATCCCACATCTTCATAACGTCCCCGGGGCCTTCAGCTACAAAGATAGTTTTAGACGCCCCCATATGCTGAGAAGCACGATAAAGATTATAGAGCACAGACGAGGCATGAAATTTTTCTTCGTCAGCGCGATCTTGAGACCTCTTGCGTATCTCTGCGAAATTAAGAGTATGACACCATTTAGGTCGCCATTTATTAATCTTATTGTCGTCCAATATACGACATGTAAAAGCGACAAGATATCCATCAAGCGGATCATAAATTGGAACGACTACTCTATCTTCACCATAGGTTTGATATTTGTGCCATTCGCCTCCACATTTAAATTCCGCAATAACTTCTTTTGAAAATCCTCGATCAGCAAAATAAGCACTAGGCTGTAGATGAGTCATCAACGCCTCTTCCATACGCTTATGTTTAACAAGTTCTGATCGTTTACGAATGACCTGCTCTAATCGTTGAGACTCTTCATTATCAAGTTCTTTAATATCACCAATGTCTTTTTCTATAGCATCTAGAATCCACTGCAGGGCCTGAATGAACCCGCAGTCTTTCGCGCATTGAATAAGCGCAAAAATATCCGCCCCGTGAATCTGATGGCACTGATTGGTAAAGCACTGCCACATCTGTCGGTCAAAATCCCAACTAAATGCTTGGCGATTATCATTAGGCGTTTGACCATTATTGTGAGGAATAGGACAGCATCCTACAAGACGACTACCAAAATCATCCCCACTAAAGTTTAGCTTTTTCATAATCAGGCGCATATTTTTATGTGCCAATTTACGCACGCCCTCAATCTTTTCTTTAGTCAACCTATCTTTTGATGGCTCTCTTGTCATTGTCATGGTTTCGTTTTAGATTTACTAGTGGTCGGATTTTTTACCGCCCCTCCTACAGGAACAGCCGGGGTTACGGGTGTTGATTGTACAAGCGTAGCCACGCCCAGCTCTTGGAACTTCCCGATCCCTAGATCGGCCTCTACATTAATATGGGTGCTCACGCCCTTACCGTATCGAGATCCTAAGATGTGTATCTCGTGTGTTCCTTGTGGTGATGTGACTAAGTCATGAGCGTCTTTCTTATGAAACAAACTAATAGAATCTACTAGCTCCACAATCTTCTTCGCGCCGGCAATCATCGCAAAGTCTTTGTCAATAGCACGATTGGTTTGTCCAAACGCCAAGATGGGTAGATTAAACTCTTCAGCAAAATCATGTAAAGCCATACAGGTGTCGCCCAACACATCATGAGCACCTACCCCCATCGCTTTGACTTCATCAATTCGAGCCAACTTAATATAATCCCAAACAATTAGACAACGAGCTTGTCGTGTATCATTATCCAATCCAACATGCTGCATGACCCAACGACGTAAAAAGGGTAGTATCTCACGCGCGGTCATGCCAGTCATTTGCTTATAATACAATTTACGTGTAGCAAACTCTGCTCGAATGTCTACATCCTCGATCGTCTGACGATCGATACCACATTGTAAAGCAAAGGTTTTATTATAGCCATCGCGGATAATCTTATCATGATCCGCTTTCCAATAGCCAGTCTCTAAGACCTCATAATTCACTTCAGCATGCATACCAAACGCTCGCACACCCTGCGCGATCTCGTTCAATTCACTGTCACAATAAAGCACCGGCATATAGCGCGATAACTCAACTGCGGCACGAACCCCAATCTGGCTCTTACCAGATTTAGCGTTGGCAGCTAGAAAAGTAATAGTACCATTGCGCAATCCACCAGTGGCGCGTTGCCAAATCGGAAAGCCGATATCAACACCAAGCTCGCCCGGATGATCCGCTAGGTCGTCAATGATCTCAATAGCGCGTGAAGGCAAATGGATGATCTCGTCATCTACTACGCCTTGTAATTTATTAGATAGATCAATTAGCCCAGAGTCTACAGTGTCGATGATGCTGTTGGTATCATCAGTCGTATCCTCAATATATTTAAGCTTTTGTTTGAAATATGATTGATAGCCTCTTTTAACAGACTCGCGCTTAACGTGTAAGAAGGCGCGCCCTGTGATGGCTGGAGTTGATTGATGATCTAGGCATGCCTCGATCAATTCACCGTCTCTGCAAATCTTATAGAAATCCTTAAACCCTAAAGACGCCGCCTCTGCTAACAATCCAGGTTGGGTCACTACCAACTCACCCGTGGAGTTCATTAGTAACCGTTGTAAAACTATGAAGAATTTTTGATTGACCTTCTCCGTAAAGTCATCTGCAGAAAGGTGCTGTTGGACATTAAAAAATATCTCTGGGTTCCGGCACAAACCAGCCAGTAAGTTAAATTCGGCGGCAACATTTCTAGCCATTTTGCGCTTCCTCTATCTTATCTAACACCAAGCCTCTACTCATATTTTCACTATATGCCACACGCACTAGAGTAATCCCCTTTTGCTCGCACAACTCGTCCTTCTCTAAGTCTCGCTTTTTCATTGCTAAGAAACCAGCACGGTCAACATGATATAGAGGTGAAAAAATGGTATGCATCTCTCCGTCATATTCCATGGCAATATTTAAGCTTGGAATAAAAAAATCTAATGGTAAATATCCCCTATCTGCAACATTATATTCACAAACAACTTTTTGATGTGGGAAGATTTCTCTGATAATATCAGCAAGATGCTGAGCGCCTTTACTAATCCTGTTATAAACTGGCATTGAAATAGCACGTTCGACAGAATAGCCTCTCTGTATACGAGTCATCACGGTATGATAATTCAACTCATGTTCTTCGCAATATTCAGCAAGACTCTGTCCATTAAAAGTTACTGTATTGTGTCTATTCCGCGCTTGTTCTTTAGCAGTCGCCCATCGACAATTCTCAGGCTTATAATCATCGTCATTATCAATACGGTCTAATGAATAACTTGATGACGGCGCAAATCCTAGATCGTCAAAAAAATTCTCAAATGAACCCAACCAATGATCACATACTTTGATCCCACGCCCTCCATAGCGCGGATACTTCGTAGCATTGGGATTTGTACAACGTTGAATCATACCTCTCCATGCATTATATTCCTTAGAGGTACCATCCTTTCTTGTAGCATGTCCATGTCGGACATTCTTATGTTTTTTATCACTCACTAGAGAAGGTCTCCGGATATAACTCCTTTAAATCATCTAGAGTAGATTGATAAAACTCAGGGTCTGCCCTTAGCATATTGACAACCGTTGCTTTGGGGCGTTTTTTTATCTCGCCTTTGTCATTTGGGATTAAGTAATACTTTTTATCCATTTCAATAATGCCAAAATCCCCAGCCAGTGTAGCTAATTCTGTATAAATATCAATACCTTTAGAATAAATCAAAGGAAATTCACCACTCACAAATGGTGGCGCGACCTTATTCTTTAAAACTTTGAATTTTACAATATGCCCAATCTGCACACCATCATCATCCATGATCCGCCTTTTAGACGTGATGTTTAATAGCTCAATACGTTGACGTGCATAGAACGGCAGGGCCTTTCCGCCACTAGCTTTATTAGGATCGCCATAAGTTCCAATTGCTGTGCGCCACTGATTAATAAAAATGATAACACTGCCAGACTTACCAACAGCCTGAGAAAGCTTACGGCAACCTCTGCTCATCAACATGGGTAGCGAGCCTACATCGGTTTCACCCAACGCTTTCTGTTCAACCTGAGAAGGGATCAGGGCATCTACAGAATCTACCACAGTAATTGAGCCAGGATATTGTAACGCCCAAGCCTCTGCTATGCCTAAAGCCCCCTCACCCGTCTCAGAGCTAACAATCTCTAACACACCCGGCTCGCGCAACTCAGGAAATGAATCCACGAGAGTGCGTTGAAGGGCGCGCTCTTGATCAATGTATAGTAGTTGCTTACCACGCTTAGCGCCCTCTGCCATAATCGACAAAGCTAAGGTAGTCTTGCCGGCGCCTTCATTGCTAATGATCTCAACTATCGCACCGTCATAACAAGGGATATGAAGATTAATATCTAGAGTTAGCGAACCAGTAGAATTACTTTTGGGTAGCTTGAGTTCGTGAGCACCACAAACTTCCATGTCGGTATATTCTTTTTGTAAAGTTTTTATAAATATCTTATGCTCGCGCTTGGCATCCTTATCATTCTCTACCATTTTTAATTCCTCAATTATCTTCACTCTCTAACTCCCTCAATATATCACTAAGTGTTCTCTTTTTACTACTAGCTGCCTTGACCTTATATCCTGTTGTATCTTCAACATAACTACTCCTCTGACCAACTAGTGTCTTATGCAGAGAGATATAATACGCAACAAACTTATCAATATTACACCATTTAAAATAATGTTTGATCTTCCAACGTAGAAGTCCAAACTCTTTATAGTCTAAGTCTGTTATCTTGTAGAATTGCACGAACCACGCAAGTTGTTGTGTGCTAATGCCGAGTTTGCCGACACGCATCACCTTGGTCAGCAGCTGACCCCACTCCTTTGCGAACGGTCCGTTCTTCCTCCACCCTCCCTCAACAAGGGCGCCGTGTCTATTTATTAAAATAGCTTCAACGACGAAGTTATAAATGTTATGGGAAACTGTTGGTGTAGAAGGGCTAGCATACTTCTTGATCATGATTGTCATAGTTCCTCTAGACTATTATGTGTCAAGTAGACGTTTTCGTGCGTGCTTTTAAAAATTTATCCAAACTTGATAAAATTCTGTCTATTTGACATAAAGAATTTGCCTACCTCTTCCTCACCCGTCCCGGGACTACTTGAGTTTGTATTTAAAACTGCAGCACTCAAGAACACCCCTTTGTCACCTACGATCACAAACTCTGCATGTGGAATAGGAACAACGTTCGTTTCTAAACTTGCATTTTTATCTATATCGCCATTGTCTGTCAGCTTCCTCACTGACACAATAGCCCCCGAGGTTCCTACATCTGTGATCGACACAATCTCCACTGGTAGTGAAGAGTTACCACCTGGATTAAGAAATACACCCGGAACAGCCAATGCCGAACCTGGACGTTCTAAAACACGAGGAGTACCTTGAGATGCTTGAGCAGCTAAAGTTGAAAACTCTCCAACGCTCACTGCTCCATTTAAAAGAGGCACGTCAGCTAGACGGCGAAGAGGGCTCGTGCCTTGAATTGCCACATCAAACAAGGAAGACGTACTGCCAATGCCGCTGACAAAAACCACAGTACCATTCGAGAATGGACGACCGCCAGCCCAGTAACGTTGGATAACCCTAAGTTGCCCTGGGAGTTTAGATTCATTTACGTGGTAAAGTGCTTCATCACCAATATTCAAAAATCCATCTATACAAAATGCGCCGCCCTTTCCAACCGTATCATCAAAATCTGGATCAGTGCTACCAGCAATTTTAGCAGGTACTGTGTATTCTTGTTTAGTCACGCCACGATAGCGTTCTTGCGTACCAGCATCAGGGGTGTTGTTGAATGTCAAGGCGAAATTCACCTCATCAATAGTAGCACGACGAATTGTCTCGCCCCGCCCTGGGATGTTGCTAATCACTGTCGGACCATTGGGTCGACGGGGACGAGTCCTTTCTGTTGGCGTAAGTGGACTGGCTAAATCAACATCTATGGGATTAATAATACCATTTAGAATTGCACGTTGACGTTCACCGAGAGGTGCTTCTTTTCCAAACTCTGCAAAGAAACTTCCAATGCGATAATTTGTGAGGATGCCACCAACGCCAAGACTAAAGTTAACATCAGTGATACCATGATTCCTAATGCCTATAAATCCACTAGCGTTGGGTGCTGCATTAGAGAATGAGTCAAAAGAGATTGTTGGCAATCCAACGAGTTCAATCTGAGCAAATTGAGAATTGGCTGCGGGCGCGATCAAGCCTTGCAAGCGACGGAAAGCACGATCCTCCATTAATTGGAGAGAGGTCGTTCGTCCCTGTGGTGGAAAGTTCCATGGAGCAAATGTATCATCTACAACTACCATTTCACTATCACAATCTGTACTTAAAGTTCCACTCGTCCATTCTTGTGGAAATGACATACCATAACGTTCAGTGAATGTAACCGGAAGAGCTACTCCTACTAACGTTTGATATGGCTCTACCAACAAACCTGGATCAGGTAAATCAAATATGCCAGACCCAGCAGAGTCTAGCGCGTCTTCCGTTAAAGTAACAAGATTACGAAAAGTAAAGTTTTCAGATAAACCTGTGCCTGCGATAATTGGAAGCTCGCATAATACAGTCCCCTCTGGATACGCTTCAAATGCAGCTAAAGGATCACGAGGATCGATGACTAAATCGCCCACCTCTAGAAGAGTAACAGGAATGTAATGCTCTCCAGTACGTGCACGGCGACCTGAAGTTGCTGGGACGTTACCTATGTTATAGTCTTCCGTCCACTGACCGAAGGCTGCGGGTGGCTCTTCGCCCTCAGTGCCATAAACCGTACCAGACGGCAAAACAGCATATGAAGCAATCTTGTCGTCTGTCCCTTTGAAAGGCGCGAGAGGACCAAGATCACGATTTATCTCATAGTTATTGACAAAGAGGCCACTAGAGCCCGTAGCACTAATGCTCTGCCCCTCTACCTGGTTCTCAACATTCCCCCAGGCTGCAGTCGCAAGCTTGAAGGCACCAGAAGCTTCATTAGCCAAAATGCCAGACGCTAGATAGGCGCGACCAAAGAATCTCGTAGCATGATCACGAACACGATTATAAAAATTGAGCACCCAGTTCTGATTAGCGTCACGACGATTATTAATCAAACGAAGTTGTCCTGACTCATTACCACCTAGAGTAGCAATAGGCTGGGCTGGATCAGCGCGACTCGCAAAATCTGGATGTTGTGCAGCAATACTACCCGCATCAATAGGCAAGCCAAATCCAGGAGACGTCAAGCCCAGGTTAGGTGCCGTAGTCTGATACTTCTTAAAATAAGTCCAATGCTCAATGCTTTTAAGAGCAGCACGAAGTTCTGTATCACCAGGTATATAATCACGCAAGATGCCTACTGCATCTGTGAATTGAACGGAAAAGTTAGGCCATGCTGGAGTAAAAACTATACCGGATGCTGGCGCGTCAACACCATCAATATCAGCTAGGAGCGCAGAGTTCAACCAGCCCTCTTGGTGCGCGCCAAGTAGGCGAACACGACGTGGTTGGGTCACTAAGTCATCACCGAACTGTAAGCTTGTTGTTTGCTCAAGTCCACTAGCTGCACCTAGAGATGCGACGATATTAAGCAGCTCATCTTCGCGTAGCTCAAAAGCTATCTTCCGATTGATAAGGCGTATCTTTTGTTCGGACATACTCCAATACCAATCATACGCTGTGGCTTCTAAAATACGAGTGATGGCTTCTGAGAGGGGCTCTCCTGTAAAGTTAAATCGAATCGCAGCCGCATCACCACCCAGATTTGCTTCAAGATCTTCTCTAGATGGAATCTTGCTGATATCAAATTGAATTTCACCTGTATCAATAGCAAGCTGAATAGCATCTAGAATCTGAGGATATGTGCAGCCTTGCTCTAAAACCTTGCGGTACTCCCGAAAGAGTGCCTCGGAAATATTCCCTTCAATATCTGTAAAACCTTTGGTGATACGAACACCGCGCGCGACAGAAATCACGCCAGACCCAGGATTATCCTTAAGGTCTTCTGTCATCAACTTAATGGCATCTAGACAGCGACGAGTATCACGAAGATTAATCTGTAGGATAGTGCCACCTGAATTCACTCGGTATTCTGAGTGAACAATCTCACCACTGACTAAAAATTGACCAACAGTAAAGCCGATGATTTCCCCGGGAAGAGGCGCCTGTCCACTAGCGCCATGAAATCCCTGCGGGTCATCGCGGGTAGGCACCCATGATGTGTTGAAATTATGAGGGGTGGTATTAAAACCAAAACTAGCATTGATTTGCAGCAATGCCGCTTCTAAGTCATGGCCTGGTTGACTAAGGGGAACTTGCCCAGACGGGAAGGTAATAATTGGGCTGCAGTCACCAAGCCCCAAGCCCTCAACGCTAATGCTTTCTCCCGCTAGACTATAAGTCATCCTATTTTCTTATAAGTGATACCAAGTTGGATTTTGGATTATCTTTGATATTCCGTTCTTCCATTTCAATCCTACCATCATCAAGCTCCCAGATAATTTTTAGCGTATCCTTATATAGCTGTCCGACACCCTGGGCGTGGTCTTCACGACCCGAAAAATTAGGATTAGCCGCTATTAACTTACGTATCCGCTTGGTGTAGAAATAACCCTCCGCAAGAGGATCTAGATTAATCTGCGTATGTGGATTTAAGTCTGCGCTTGCAACCGCCATACTCGCAGGCTTCACATTGTTGTCTTGACAAAATTGTTTAAGGCGCATCCACGAATTTGGTTCTTTTAACTTAGGATCATCACAAGATTGATAAACCTCTAAACCATTTTCTAACAACACTACCCAAAATCTGTGGAAAGGAGTTTGATTGATACTAGTCGCCAAATGATATGGCGCACTTTCTGCTATCGTTTTTAAATTCATCGTTTAACCTCTCCATTTTAAAACTATCACATGTTTCCAATATTAGTAATAGTGTAGACACCTATCTTGATGTCTTTTGACATCTTAAAGGAACTCAACTATGAATAGGAAACCAAAATCATTACGTTCACCAACTGCCTCTGGTGAAGCTGAAAGTGATACGAAGAAATCATGCACTAGATCTGTAGCATTGTGATCAACTAGGAAGACGCGATTATCTAGAGCGCCAATGCCAGCCGTTTGAGTCCAAGAACTATCAGCACCAGGCTCAAAGCCTTGGATTTTTAAACCTACAGGTACGCCAGCCACATCGTCTACACCGCTAGATGCATTAAGAACTACAGTACGACATAGGACATTTTGCGTCCTCACCGGAGTAACTCCTGATGGTACAAAGCGCACGAGCACGGTCCCAGAAAGTTGGGGGATGTCAGCTAATGTTACCCCAGCGACACCAGCAACGTTAGCCAAGGTTGTATCTTCAAATTTGGTATTAAGAAGTTCTCCACTAGCCTTCACTCCAAATGGAGCAACGCCCATATTATAACCGCTTACGCCTGTAATATAGGTGGAATCCTGGTACTTATTAACGATAATTGCAAATGGCACCCCTTGAGGACCGCCTGCTCCAAAAAATCCTACGCTATTAGCACCTGAGGTGTTACCGGGCGGATCTAAAGCTTCAATCACAGTCCCTGACGCAGGAGCCCCCGATGGAGCAAAAAAAGTTAGCGAGTTCATTTGATGTCACCCCATGTTTGTCCTAATTTAATCTTAGAAATAGCCTTTTTCGACATATTGAAAACTTCCGCAATCTTTTGTTGAGCACACCCTAATGCTAACATATGTCTAATTTGACGCACTTGTTCTATTGTTAGCTTGGCATTTGCTAAACATAACTTATTTCTCGTTTCTAAAGACACTATCTTTCCTTTATGCAATTGTGAGATTCGTCGCCTCTCCTCTTCAGAACGCACAACGCCTTGAGAGTTCTTATTACCTTGTAATGCTTTACTAATCTTCATTCTGCGCTCTTGTGTAAGATTTTTACCAAACATAGGATGGTTCTTGCCACTAGCTGATTGGCTCATCTTAATCTTTGTTTCATCAGAATGTCTATACCCTAACGAACTACTAGCCACCCTCAGAATATTATATCCTAATTGTTTAAATCTCTGATCATTACAGCTAGCAAAAAGTAAAGAATCCATATAGTGCTGCTCTCGCTCAATACATTGCTCGGAAAGACACATCTCTAGAATCTCAAAAATAAAAGCTTCAGCACCATACTTATCCCAAGCTCTTTGTAAGTAAGAATTGTCGTGTCGACCAAGATTCAAATCACTCAAATGATTACCCCAGCGGTGCTCAAAACCGCGTTGACCGGCGGCGCTGCCAATATAGAGCTTGTCATTTTTAAGATTTCTAATCTGATACACACCTGTTTGCATTCCTATCCTCCTTTTAATTATACACTAAATAGAATAAATCTTAAATTGACAATAGGACTGGCCTACCAAATAAGACGCCCTCAGACACTTGGTTAATTCGAAAAATGACAAAATCTGTATTCATATGAGCAAAAAAGATCCTGGTCGAACCACCATCGCTCCATCGAAAATAAAGATAATTTACCCCATTGTCTGGATCCCAAACTGGAGCGCTATATTCTGTGACAAAAGTATCATCAAATCCAATATCCGGATCAAATGAAATAGTGGATGAATTAGCTGGCGACAACTCAATGTTCCTTGGAACTGAAACTTGGTTATTAACAGTAATATAACGACGTCGCGCCCATGATGGGAAAAATCCAATAGTGACGATCACATCAGATCGACTCTCCGGTGGCGTTAATATAAATGACCTATCACCGATAGGAGCAAATAGATTATTGCGCAAAGTGGCATCACCAGCCGCAAATGAGAGAAGGGTCCACTGCACATAAATATCTCCATTGACATGCACAAATCCATTACCGGGCCTTTGATCAAAAAAGAATGAAAAGATATTGTTAACACCAAATGTATTCTCGTAAAATATAATGTCGGATGTCGTAGTCACCGGAGAATCATCTAACTCAATCCAAGCAAATTCCCCAATAGAATTCTTACCTTCTTTATAACTACTAGTTGTTGTAGTGATAGTACTCGTCTTACGTTGTCCACCCTGCGCGCGATCTAAATCAGGAAAGACGATAGTATCAATAAATCCCCATTGTGCATATTGTTTAAGCGATATAACTCCACGATCAGACCCCGCCTGTATGTCTGCTGTCTGAAAATTAACACTCGCATGACCAAAGAAGACAATGGGTTGTAACGCCTCTGTTTTAAGCTCTGCCCAAGACACTGGCGAAAATGTATTATTAGTACTAGCCCAGTTAATAACCGAACCAGTGCTTCCATCAAACGCGGTAACGATTTGACCCTTTCCAAATAGGTTATCACCATTTTGATATTTTGCTGCTGCAGACGACCACGGACGACCTTTCGAACTGGTAGAAGACGAATCGAGATAATGAGCAAATACTTTCTGACCATTAACAGGACTAAAACCAACTGCCGGGTTACTACCTACATCATAGATCAACTTATTACAAACATGAACACCGTTATGTGCATGTCCATTGGCATCAATACCACTTGTGGCATGGTAATTTGCAGGATAATTAGCAACTACTTGTCCACTAGTACCCGCCTCGGATACATTTAGAAGCAATACTGTATTGTTTGTTAAAGACACGCCGGGAACATCGAAGAGCGCCTGCCGCCCCGATGCGTTGATTGTGTTAATCGCAACTTCTGGCGTGTAGTAAGAACAAAGTTCCCTTTGCGCAGGATATAAAGCCCATGGAATTTCTTCTCTAAATGCTCCTTCTGCTACTCCGGTTTGACCAGACCCAGTCAAAAACTTAACGGAAGGTGATGTAAGATCAGGAGCCTGCGCTCCATTGATTAATACATCTCCAGTCACTAACAACCCACCGCCAGAGGCATGAACCCCTAAAGCAAGCTGATTATAATTATTTTCATCAAAAGAATTTAATATTGGCGCTGCACCTGCTGTAGTAATCACGGCAGGAAATATTGGCTCAGTAGGAATAGAAGCAGTATCAATCGATGTTGAACTTTGATTTTTAGGACGGATGATTGGAAGATACATAATCTCATCCATATCAATATCCATCATTTGTTGTGCGCCTAATTCAAATCCATCACCAGGAGGCTGGATAGAACCTGAAGATCCAGGAGGAGTTGCTCCAGAAGGGACCGTGCTAGTTGGTTCGGGATGTACAAATTGACCATCCCCCACGTCTGTAGCATAGGTTGCACGAGCGTTACTTAAATGAGCTTCTAGAAAATGAGATGCAAGCCAATCAGAATCTGCTGCTTGTAAGTTAACTACCTCACTAAGGAGCGAACGCATGTCTGTTATATAATCCACATAGTGTGGCGTCCCGTCTAGATACTCAACGCCGCTTAGAGTGGGCTCAATATTAGGAGCGATCCCCGCATCTTTATTGATGTAAAGCTTAACGTCACCACTGGCGATAGGATGAGAAGCCGATTCTGTAAATAGGCGTTTGGCAGCTAATAGACTATATGCCGGTAATGAAAAGAATCTTGATTCAAACGTCACCAACTCACCTGACGTCAACTGAAACGGTAGTCTAGGATAAGTAATAGGACGAGTTATAAATTCAAATACTCCTGATGGATCGTCTGAACATGTCATCTAGCCCACTTTCTTCCCAGACGAGGCACATCAATTTCTCGCAATTTGGACATGATATACTCTGCCCTTTTACCACAAACGCCATATTCATATATGCCCTTATGTTTACGTACAGTGGGCAGATTTTTATAAACATGTTGTGGAAACTCTTCATCAAATATTACTTTAATCCAGCTAAGCATATCGTAAGTGCCTAAAAACACCATTCTACGACCTGTACTTTTGTATACTCCAGTAGAGCCATCACCATCAAAATATCCAATAATAAATGCCAACGATAATCTTCTAGATAGATGTTGGGGTGATTGTAAGGTCAAAGACTTATTGGCTATGATGTTGAAATTCAATTCTAGATCGTGGATGATATTAGATGCGCCACAAATACTCAAACGGGCACCCGGATAAGATTTATTATTTAGTTTAGTAATAGTGTCTTTAACAGATCCAGTATACTGAATATCTTTTGCTAATTTTTCCAAATGACATTTGTCTTTTGCTGCAAGCACAACGCATACAGTATTTTTAGAAGGCTGGATATTTCCATCAGCCGCTATGAAACCCGCCCAATAACAATTAAGTTCATTAGGTGTTTGAAAAAAATCTAAATCCTTTTGATGAAGTGTTTTTCTCATTTAAACAATGTAGTCAATTCCATTCGCAACGGTATCCGACACAATGCCGAACTCGCCCGAGACAACAAAGATAGGGCAGTAAAAACCTGGCATGGTGTAGTCATGCCTCCTAACAAAGTCAACAAACTGAGTGCCCACTGGCATCTCTAAGCTGTCAACTAAACTCTCTTGTTGATCACTGTAATCCGTGTACGATAACAACCCGCTGGTTGTATCTAAACCCGATAATGAGTGCGTAAAGGATACCGTATTAATGGCACTACCAGTATTTGTTGAACTTTCAATTGAAACTCCTGGTAGGCTATTGATGAATGCGCCTGATGTAGAGCCGGATGGCACGAGTAAAAATGGACGACAGCAACTAGCACGATAACCAAAGCTGTCGATAACTTCGATTTTCAGCGTGAACCAACCTGCCGTATCAAACTCGCGCTGTGCTTGATATAACCCACTATTAGCAACACCACCAACTAACGTACCCTTTTCAGCGTCTTTAAAATCAGCAAATGTAAAACGAGTTCCAATGATATCTTTATTATCTTGCGCAATACCACTACCACTAACGGTTAGTACAAATGGTGTGCCCGATCCAAGCTCTCCAGTTAGAGGCGCTTCAAACGTGCAGCTTGGTGGTTGTGTAATTCGAATAACACCTAGCTTAGCATCAAAGTCAATAAATTGTGTCTTCTCAACACCTAGCCGCGCATCAAAACTTTTATTGGTAATAACAGAAAAATTAAGGATCACATCAAACTCGCCATTAGACTCACATGCACCGAACGCATAATGACCAATGAATCCACTAACGCTATCAATACCATGAATGAAGTGCCCAAAGACTCCACTGGCTTCTTTAGATCCATGTAGGAATGCGCCTATATGCCCACTGGTGAATGCTTTACCATGTATAAAACCACCATATGGAATACACAATCCCTCGACACCACTGACATAACCACCAATCAATTCAACGTCTTGAGCCGAACCATGTAAGAACGAACCAATTAAGCCTGAGATAATAAATTGTGGAAGACCACTTATATAACCACCAACTGGGCCTCCTGTAAATTCAGTATACCCATCATTATAGCTATAACTATTAGCTGCTAACCCTGAGACTTCCGGTAGGGTAAGAGCCCTGGAGAATAACATTGGGTCATCTAGATAACCAGAAAACGCACTACCTCCAGGCAAAGCCACAAGTTGTTGATCTCCACGACCACCGAATGCCATGCCAGAATTATTTACAGGCACTTCTACTAAAGTGTCAAAGGTAGTACCGGCATAACGACCATTGACAATCGTTGTGAATTCGTTATTGTTACGATCAAATACTACGGCTAGATGATTCCATTGTCCTGGAGCTAAGCTTCCATTTTCACTAGCTGATATTATGCCCGAGGCATTCGTAGTTGGGTTCAAACTATCAGGCGGTGTGTAAACCTGAATACCAGACATACCATCACTCTTGGCCATGATGTAATGGCGATCAGAATTTGAAATAGTAGGCGGGAATACCCAACTTAAGAATGTCCACGACTGGTTGCCCGATCCTAAATCTAGGCGACGTGATTGAGGATTATTAGCTAAAGTATCATAATATTCTGGTCGTCTAATGACAACGCCACTACTATGGATAGCGCCTATGACACCAATTTTATTGCCATCTTGATTGATGGGGAATAAAAAGTTTTGCTCCTTACCAAAGTCAACAAAACGCGAAGCTTGATCATCAAATTTCCAATGACTAATGTTTTCAGGATCCGTAACAGAAACAGCCCCTGAACCTAAAGTTACCTCATTAATTCCAGCCTGTTTAATACCAATCCAATCCGATACAATAGGGGCGCCAGCATAAACAAATGGATTATTCATCCTAGTTCCTGATGGAAAACCAAATTGTAAATTAGGAGCATTTAGAATACTAAAACCACTGGCGCCAACACTCTGTAAGACGTCGGTTGAATTACCAAATGTTGAATCATGAATAGCTAAAAACTCATCATCTGCAAATTCTTCAGCATAAAACATACGACCATTCAACACACTACCTGATGGTTGCACGTCCATGCCCACGAAAAACTTATCATTAAAACGAGGCGTGAGATTGGTGCTAAAATTACGCACGGTTCCGTCATCTAAAACAACACGACCACGTATCTTATTATCAACCATGCCCAAAAACCAGGATCGACTATCAACCTCTTGGTCCCAACAACCCATAAACATATGGTCGCCAAATAATCCACTAGAGCCATTACCTTGGGTTTCTAAATCTCCGGATGGTAAGTGCATCCAACAACCCATCGAGAACCCGCTGGATCCTACAACGCGTGTATTTGACATATCTAAGTTGCTTCCAGTGAAAATTCTTTCTAAGGAAACCATAGCTCCACTAGTATCAACCTGCAAGGCATTATTAGCAATACGCGAATTAAGCGGATCGGCATCAAAGCTAAATTGCCCACTAACATTTGTCAAATGATGACGATACCAACTCTCATCATTCAGACGCACCCCAGACACAATTGTTGGATGATATACTGTAAATTCGTCTAGTGGCCAATAACCTAAGGTTTGTTTAAAATTCGTACCAATAGGTGATACGAACGGAACCGTACTCACACCGCTTAAAGCCCAGCCAGACATTTCAGCCACACTTAGAATACGATTATATACTGCAACAGGACCCCATTGTGAAGTCGTCACACTACCTGGCGTAGCATTCCGAATACGAAAAACGCTGGCGTCCGGATCTTCAACATGTCCTTCTTTAGAAAAGCCAGATGAAGGATGGGCGCGTTGACTAGCAAACTCTAATGAATTACCATCCCAATAACTATACACCATCGTGGCATCTGTTTGCCACACGATAGCTCTAAGGTGCCATTCATCTGTAGCTACTTTTCGTAAATTACGATTATTAGTAGTGGCTGCTGGGGTATACATAATGCCTTCTTTGATAATACCACTACCTCTAAAGTTTACATTGTATGATCCTGGATTCTCAAAGTTAGAGGCATCTCCATAGTTTTCAACAAACTTAGTATTATTTTGTGTTAATGTCTTATGCTGCCATCCTATCTCCACTGCATTTTGAGCCCAATAAATCCACGTCCATCCCTCTTTGCCTGGATTAGTTGATGGAAAAAGATGATTAATCCCACTACCGGCAGGAATTAATACTCCAATCCCTGTATCATTAACATTGCTAATTTGCCCACCAACCGTCGTAGTCTCGTTTGGAATCATAGACTTATTAGTAAATGGTACAACCGGATCAGCCGTATTATCAGCAGTGGAAAAAGTTGCACCAAAAGACGCACCACCGGGGGCGATAAAATCAATCGGTAAAATGCCTGATGTTGTGGGGGCTTTATTTAATAGTACAAAACTATCTTCACCCTGTGAAGTAAACTCATCAATCCAATCCCAATATCCCACTAGATCCTCTGTACCAGGTAATACTGGTACAAAACTAGAATGCTCTACATCTGAAGTTGCCGGAACATGATTCCAACCATTCAAACGTAAGACTTCCAAGCCAGAAGTGCTGGGCGCGTCGTTTATCACCGCAATAGAGTCAATAACGCTATTTGGAGACAAATGCTCACTACTAGAAATCCCGTTTACTCCATTACCAGTTCCTCCATAAGAGATATAATCTGCACGAAGTGGTCCCCATCCACAAACATTAGAGTGAGCAAATGATCCTCGTGTAGTATGAATTAAACCACTTTGAGGAGTCCCAATCCAAATAGACATTACTCCACTAGCATTACAACTAGTATATCCTGTACCCTGTTCATTTTCTCTATCACGACTAATTTGACACGCAAAGAAAAACGGTTCATCAGGCACAGGGTTATTGGCATTTCCAATCGTGGTAACGGCTCGTAACCGTGTGCCTCCAGCAATTACAAATTCCCAACGTAACGACATATCATTAGGACGTATAGACACACTCCAACCACCGTTGGTTGATCCTTCAATACTACGAACCCCAACAATACGACGATAAGTAGAAGTGTTTGTTGAAGTTTTTGCAAAATTACACCAGCCACATATCGTCAAGCCACTTGGGTTAGAAAAACTCCAGGTGCCCATACCACCATTACTGGTAGCGTTTTCACGCTCCATTAAGTAATCACCAAAATTAACGCCAAACCCCTCAGCATGTGCTCCAGCAACCCAACTAGAGCCATTGAATATTAAACCGCTATCACTCGTAGTTGGATGTCCTGTTCCATCACCAAAGTTTTGTGAAGGTGCAAGTCCAGTAGTGGCTACTCCAATATTAGTTTCAAAACTAGCCGCGTCAGGATTTGTCCCATCAGTAACATGAAGCTTCATTGGACCGCTATCTTTACGAAATGTGGACCATGGGCCTAAGGACGCTGCTGTTGGTGGAGGGGGTTCGTCATCACCCATAAGATGGAGTAATACCAAACATGGATTGTCACTCCTCCAATAATTTACTGAACCAGGATTAGGATTCCAAGCCCGAGCCATAATGTATCTCTCCTGAATATGGGTCTACGTTTATTCTACCAATACCTGATCCGCCCGCGCCCTGTAAATCCACAATCATAGATAATATACCTGGTCGTGTTAACATTTTCTTAGTTGCATTCCAAACCGGACTACCAAAACGTCCTGATCTATGACTAATATGTGCATATACAAGCACCGTATCATCTATTTCAAATCTTTCATCTGGTCGTGTATGACAAATAAATTCTCTACTATTAGCATATACAATTATTCTTCTTTGATTCCTTTGATTAACTACCAAGCCTATATATTGCTCTAATGATCCACCAATTGCCGTACCGCCTACTTGAATAGCGTTAAACCCACTACTCATAATGTCGGGATTCAAATACATTGAGATTTCATGTAACTCATTATATAAATTAACAAATCGAGAATATACTGTAATACCAACTTCAATATCTGGAGCTGTCGGAATTGACGCTATGCCTGAATAAACGATTTCAAAATCAAAAAGCGCCATATCTTACCCTATCCTATCCCCATTCTAATAAAGCGGCTACCATATCTCAGGTAGCCGCTCATATCAAACCAGTCAGCTCGCCCAATTAGGCGATGGTGAACGGGTTAGTCAGTGTGACCTCAGTCACAGACAAACGGCTCACAAACTGAGCAACACCGACAAACGCATCCGTGGTTGGGTTACGATCGCTATAGAGTAATAGCCGACGCGACTTACTCATGCGCATACGATTGACATTGTTGGTACTGGAAGCTCCATTGATAGTTGCCATGATGACCTCCTAAACGTTAAAAGAACTAGTTCTAGGGGATATTCCCCTATGATTCTAATACACTAAAAGTACTTGAATATCAATAAAAATCAAATGTGAGCCTTGGTCTTAAGCTACCACTGCCACATACTCCAAAAGTTCCTAAAGGGAATCGTTCGTCTAGAAACATTTTAATATATATCCATTCTGACACTTCAACATCTGTATAACTAGTCAATTCAGCCCTGCCGTCTATTTGGCGAACATTAAATTGAGTAGGTAAAGTTCGTAAAAAGGGCTGCCCATGGCCACTAGGAAAGTCAACATTAGGTGACCAAACACCGCTTGTGAAAAACTCTAAGTGGGCTCCTGGGGTGTCTATGATAGAGCCGGAGCCTGCCGGAATCCATAATCTAAAGTTAGAAACCGCCGTCAATCCAGAGGCTTGCAGCTCGCCCATATTGGGCACGCTGAAGTTAATAACCGCCACGTTCGACCCTACGAAAGGCTGATTTTCCCCAGCATTAAGTTGAAGGTTATTAAACGCCATGGCAAAATCGCAGCCTATCCCCACTAACTTATCATAGGCAAAAGCACCAGATACTAAGTGGCGCGTTCCTACAGGGTCTGCAAATTCAGAATTATCCCATGAGGAAAACTGTAAAACTGGAAATGGAACACCTGAACTCATGAGAAGTCATACACCATTTTATATCTAAAGCTTCCAGCTCCACAACCTCCGTAACTTCCGAATGGGACGTCAGTATCAGTAAAAACAGCTAGATAAATATACTGTGAGACATGCCCGTCAAAGGTCCCACTCAAAGTAGGCTGACCGCTTGTACTTAAGACATTCTGTGTCGTTGGCTGAACAACTGGAATATCTAAGTCACCTAGACCAAGAGTGAAACCCGCACCTTGATAGTGAGTTGCAACTTTATACAAGAAGCGATAATTGCCAACACTAAATGCTGAGGCATTCTCTAAGTAAAATCGTAAATTATAGACACCAGAAGCATCACCTAGATCAGACACACGAAAAACAAACATCGTAGTATCACTAATCGCACCAGAGGTAGAAGTATTAGTATTACCAAGATCCAAACATCCAGTAATGGTCGTATCTAATACCTTAACTGCACTCGCTTCTAAGTCACGAACACCACTAGGGTCTGTGTCAACATCAAATTGTAAGAATGAAACGGTTGGGAATGTAGCCATTAGCTTATCCTCCCTAATGTGATTGGACCTGTGTCTGAGGGGACGGTGGCGATATCTTGACTGAACGTCCAAGTCCAAGTCGTACTTATGCTTCTATTAATTCTATCCACATTTTGAGGGCGACCAGTCAACTTAAGCTTAATGAAATTTGCGGGATTAGGCTGTAATTTAATGATTTCTTGTTCCGCAACTTCAATCGCTCTATTTGTATCTATCACTTCTTGACCAGTATTGGTTGCAATTACATTACAAGTGACCTCATAGGTGCCCGCTGAGGTCGAGCATAGTCTCTGAAATACAGGACCCAGGGCGCTAAATGGAACAGGAATAATTGCATTAGAAACAACAGGATCATTGCGCTGAACCGAACAGGCTCTTTCTTGAATACCACTAGGTAGGTTTTCCGTTGGATTGTCTGTATAGGTGACGCTATAGCCAATCGTGCCATTACAAGGATTCTGCGAGATCGAAGTTGATTGAGGCCTACCAATAACTAATGCGCCAGACCCACCATATCGATCATAAACATTCAATGCATCGCTAGTCCACTCTGGACGTACTAAGTTCTCAAAACCACTTAGAGCATTGACGAATCCAGTTCCTCCACTAGAGCGACTAGATCCAGCAGGAGCCCCATCATTAGTGCGCCCCATGCCACGAACGGTGCCTTGAAGCGTAATGGTCGTGATACTAGCATCGTCTAGTTGAAATTGAGCAGTCCTTTCATCATTAAAAGGCAATAGTCCCGAGACCAACTTGAAGTTTTCTGAAACAGCATAAGACCCATCTTCAGCGCTGACGGTTTCTTCACGAGATGTAGTTATTTCATAGAACCTTACATTACTGCCACTACCCGGCTCTACATGAGAAGGGAACCCTTGAGGCGCTGACGCGAGACCAAGTAGCTGATTGACCCTAGCCTGCGCATTGCTTAAGGCATTAGATGGCAATCCAGAGATTGCAGTATTTACACCTTGAGCACTAATATTGTGAGTGATATCAACTAGACATTCTGTGTCATTCTCCGTGTAAGACCAAGTGTCTGCTAGGTTGGTGACTAAGCCAGAGATCCCGCTCGGAGCGGTTGCGTCCTCCAAGACAATACTGTACGATAAACGATTAAATTGTTGGTCTTCTCGAATATCAATAGACTGCACGAGAGGATAAACACCAGACTCAATTGGCGTGCCAGCGACCAAACATGGATGGCCCGCTGTAGCAAGAATCTTAAACTCAAGATTATCTATCGAAAATGCGTCTTCTAATTCACGCTGTTTCTGCCTAACAAAATGGTAGCTGATCCCCGAAGTAAGGATCGTGCCCGTTAACGTCCTAGTCGTACGGATAACTTCTCGATTGTCAGCATCATCACGCTCGATTTGCACAGAGTGCGCAATCAATGGTGACGGGCGTAATATACTACCTCCATAACTTACCTGTATAAAAGACGCGCTTAAACCGGGAATAGTCGATTGAGGATCAGCCACTTATATGCCCCCATCTTTTACCAGTATTAATTCTACTAATAGTTGATTGTCGCACATTGAATAATTGAGCGATAATATATTGGGATATGCCTTCAGTCAATAATTTTTTAATATCTTTTATATTATTTATAGTAAGTCTTGCCTGCGCGTTCAACTCTCCACGAGAACGAATCGAGCCATACATAGGATTGTCTGATCCTACTTGCTTACCCTTACGTGATTCGCTCATCTTCCTACGAGATTCTATCGAATGCTCTCTTCCTGTGGCTTTCATCGCTATCTTCTTTTTAGTAGAAGCTGAATGATTTCTACCATGCATAGGATTATTCTCACCGCTATGAGCTTTACTCATCGCTGCTTTAGTTTTTTCAGACATTTTACAACCCAATGTATTACCAGCCCTACGACAAATATTATACCCTAATTTATGAAATCTTTGATCTTTACAACTAGCAAATAAAATTGTATCTAGATAATATTGCTCCCTCTGAAGAACCAAGGTTTTCCATTCTTTATCAGTCATCTCATCTAATCTAATGACATACTCAATAACTTCAAATATAAAGACTTCTTCCCCATGCTTGTTCCAAGCAAACTGCAAGTGTCTATTGGAGTGCTTATTTCGTTTCAAAGCAGTTGAGTGAGAACGCCAACGACGATTAAATCCATAGACAGTAGTGCTTCCAAGATAAAGCTTGCTATTCACAAGATTTTGTATTTGATAAATTCCATGCATCATAATGTTGTTGGAGTAATAATATTACGACGTAATAATTCTTTTCTTATGTTATCCAAAACTTCGTTAGCAATTCGCCTTGCCTCTTCCTCGGTAGCAAAGCCACCAAATGTCTCAGCAAGAGCTGCGCCTATACGGGTAACCGCTGCTTCAAATCCAGTCACTGTCACGGTCGAAGTCCCCTCAACATTAATAGTGATCTCTGGCTGTCCGGTACCACCTACTGTGGCAGCAGCTGTGCCAATTTGATTACCATTGGTATCACGGATTTCTTGAGTGGCTACTAGATTGGCATCACTATTAGTTTTAATGCTCTTTAATTCATCTAGAATAGACGATAAGTTACGATTTGTCTGCTCAGAGCCTGGATCATTAGGATTGTTCGAGCCTCTCCCAGTAGGAGCCCCCTGAGCGGCGCTAGCAGGGACCACGGTGCCGTTCGCGCCTTGCGATGCCACCCGCGCCTGTTCAGCCAGATTAGCCCCCTGAGCACGCCTAGCGTCCACCTGCTCCCTTCCACGTCCCTTGGGGGTACTTTGACTTAACTTATTCCCACTAAATTCACGCACAGTAGGGATGGACTGCCCGCCTGCCTGAAGGACTTCCCGGAAAGCTTCAGCCACTTTAACACTAAAAGCGTCAGGCAATTTTGTTACAACATCATTTGCCGCTCTTGCCACGGCGCTAGTCACAGCACTAAATCCCAATTTCGCTGTTTGATCTTGCTGTAATAGGATAGTATTTAAACTACCCTGGAGATCATTAAGTTTACCACGAAGCTTCTCGCCCTCCTCTTTAATACGATCAAGCTGAATCTCCGCGAGATCCTTCGCCGCCTCAGCAATCTCTAGTTGTGTTTTAGCTGTCTGCACTCCTTCATTAGCTGTGATAAGCTCTTCTGTCGCCAAACGAGCCTGTTCTTCAGTAAGCTGAGCAATACGATTTTGCACCTCGAAGAGAGGATCTACTTGTAATCCTTCTCCACTAACACCTAGAGATGCTGTTTCAATAGCTGTAAGTAATTCATCAGCAGTAAAACCACCAACTGAGCCACCGACTCCAGATAACGTCTCTAGAGAGGAAACGACCCGTTGTCGTGCTTCTTGGGGTAAGGCTAGAAGCCGAGCACCTAGATCATTAATAGCACCCTCGCCCTTCTTCTTAAAGGCTTCAAAGCTTCCACCAAGTACGTCTGCGACCCCCTGGGCTTCTTGAAGGCCTTGAAAGAGATCTGCTTGATCTTGCGCGGAGCTAGTGAAGAAACTACGAGCTAGTTGTGACTGCTGTTGCAACAAGTTATTGAATAGAGTTAACTGTTGATTGATAGACTCTCGTCTAATATCTACTAGAGTTGATTCACTGGCTCCTAGATCACGCGCTAATTGTTCAGCATCACGGAAGGCGTCTTGCACTGCGCCTAGCTCATCACGTATACCAGTAAACCCGCCGGTAACTTTTTCAGCCGCAATTGAAGCTATTTCTAGTCCTAAGTTGTAACGAGTGGTCGCCATGATAGCGCCATCTACAGCCTGTAGGTAATTTTCAAAAGCATCGGACACGCCTTTAGTGGCGTCAATAATAGCTTTCTGCGCAGTCACTTGTTCCTGCTGATTACTTAGTAGCTGCTGTGACACCTGCTTAATCGCCTCACGACGCTTAGCAATAATGTCCGCTTCGGCTTTGGCTTGCGCGAGGGCGATTGCTGCGCCGCGCTTCTTTATATCACCTAGTTGCTTTTCCTTTTCAGCTTGATCGGTGATAGTGGCATTGACGACAGCTGCTTCCGCTGCTAGTTGCGCCTGTGAATTCTTAAACTGAGCACCTAGAGTAGCTAATTCTGCATTGAACTTTGTTAACTGAGATTGATCTACAGATAGTATGGTGCTAATATCAGCCAACGCGCCGATACGACTACGCTCTTCACTAACGACTTTCTTAGATGCAGCCGTAGCTAATTTAGCAACTTGCAAGACATTACGCATATCACTCACGCGTTTCTTACCCACTAGACTAGATAGCTTAACTTCCTCATTCGCCCGAGTCTCTTCAATGACTTTAAGTCGAGTAAGGATACTAGCACGATTTGATTCTGTCTCTTTAATAGCCCTGATCTTCGCTTCTTCTTGACTAAGAGAAGTTAATCTGGTTTGTGACGCTGCAATATTTGCATTGATGAGTTGTGTTTCGATCTCTCGTTCAGCAACTAGACGACGAATACCAGTGAGTTCCTCCACCGCAGCGCGAGCATTCAAAGCGGTAGCCTCGCGACGACGCTTATCCAATGACAATAGACGCGCCTCCTCACTGATGCGCTTTTTAAGTGCGGTGACTAATAAGGCATTTGTTTTGATGATAGCCCTAAAGCCTTCTTCATCTAATTTAAGTAGCGCTTTGCTAAATTTTGCTGCGTTCTCGGCAACAGCATCAAATCGTTTACTACCAAGCGCATCAACATCACTCGACGCGTCGGACAGCGCTGATGCTGTGATTTGACGCTGCTGATTGGGATCGACAATACCTTTTGCTGCAATTTGCTTTTGAGCACCAACTAGAGCCTCAAACACAGCCTTCGCCGCATCACCCGTAGTGCGCGAAAATCTTTCCTTAATCTCTTTCGCCGTAGCCTCATCTGTACTGAATAGATCAGCAATATCTAAATTGCCAGCCGTATTCATAAATTCCGCAAGTGTCTTTTGTTGTTCTCTTAGCTTAGTTACTGCATTATTATCCAGCTCTTTTCCTTCAGCTGCGAACGATCCAATAAGTTGAGGTAGAGTTTCAAAAAGTTTATTCTTCGCGTTAGGAGCTTTAGAGAACGCCTCCCTTGCACGCGTGGAAGCATCTGTTTTTTCTAAAGCAATGCGCTCTTGAATAAATTTAAGATTTGATTGAGCATTTTCCGCCATTGCATCAGCTAGTTGTTTTTGTGGGGTGCTTGCCTTCAGCTGTGCTTCATTTAATTTTAGCACCTCTCGTCCCAAATCAGCAATAAAAGTACGCAATGCAACTTCTAATCTATTTACTGGAACATCAAGAAATTTTTCAATATTGCCTAAGGGAGCTTGACCACCAATCGATCCAATAGCCGAAGCAGTCTCTTCACGTTTACCAACAACCCTTCGGACCCTAACGTCTGTAATCTGACGCGCCGCTGCTTTCGCAATAGCCGCCTTTGCTTCCTTTAAGATAGGCGGAATCGCCGCGCCGGTATTTCTTTTTGCTAATGGACTTTGAACAGTAACAGCAGCTATTTTTTTAAGATTTTCGGCAACAATTGATTTTATGACTGCGGGATCAAGTTCAAATTCTAGCGCTGCAGAAACTAATGCCTTTTCAATTTCTCTAATTGTTTTCTCACTAGCTTTTTTAAGAGTAGGAGAATCCGCTTTATTAAAGCCAGGCCCTCCAATATCTAAGCCTGTAGCGCCTTGAGCTGCTAATAATTTATTAATGGTGGTATTGAGTTGATCACCAAATTCTGAACCAACGGCAGAAACATCAAATGAGCCACGAGCGCCTTTGAATGCGCTGCTTCTTTGTCGATCACGCTCAGGATCAGATAAATCAATTTTATCAAAATCCCTACCTTCGAGACCCTTAACGGCTTTTAGATTACGTAATGCCTTATCTAGTTGATCAGAAACTTCAGCAGTAATTTCCCCATTCTCAGATTGTACTATGCCCAATTTAAGATATTGTCGACGTAAATCCTCAACAGTTTCACCCGCAAGCCCTAGAGCCCGTTTTAATGGTTCAAATACACCAATAAGACTACCAATGACTCCACCTAATACGGCACCTACAGGACCACCGATAAGAGAACCTGCAAAAACTCCCTGCCCAGCTCCTTTTAAAAGACCTCCACCAACATCTGCTGCAGTAGCTGACGCAGAGTCGCCGGCTTTTCGGAACTGTTCAGCAAGACCTTGAACGGCAGCGCCTGCGCCACTAGCAACTAAGCCAAGGGTTATAAAACTAGTCGACACAGTCTTAAACATACTGCCAATTTTTCCCAAGCCTTTAGAAAGTCTAGAGGTTTGTTTTTCTACACCCCCAAGGACCGTGCCGAATTGTGGACCTTGTCGAGACTTGCCACCAACCATGACGGCGCCTGGACTGCCGATCCCGCCACCCGACGCGGCTGCAAGGCGTTGAGCGTTAACAGCTGCCTGAGCAGTGCTAGCTGAAAACTGTGCCATTTGACTATTAGCATTGGCCGTCGCCGCTGCTGTCTGCATGATAGCGGGGTTTACCTTGTTTTGTACAGTGCTAGCTACTATCCCAGTATGTCGTCCAAGACCACCTACGGCTGCAATAGCCTTGCTAATGCCGGCAACTAATGGCGCGATTACTTTGATACCTAAGCCAAGACCTAATAAACCAGTAAGCGTAGAGAGAACGCCACCGAACTTTCTATCTAGATTAGCTACACTAGTAGCAGCCTTTTCAGCAAGAGTAATTACACCAACGAATATTTCGCCGATGATACCCTCAGAGGCGGTCCTTACTAATTTTTGAAAAGCATTCTTAATCTTTTCTATAACAACTGCTAGCTTGGTTTGTTCAGCAGCTGCCTTACGAGCAGCATCACCATTAGCGGCTATGAGTTGATTGTTTACATCCTGTACTCGATTAAAGTTTTGTACGGCAGCACGGAAGACCTCCACTTGGCGAATACCAGCTGCTTTAACGGCTACGTCTGCCTGCTCAGATTCTGTTAAGCCATTGAAAGCAACAGCGGTATCTTCTAGAACCTCAAACAAGTTGCGCAAATTGCCTTCTTGGTCGATAGTAGCTACACCAATTGAATTAAGAGCCTTAGTAGCGTCTGAAGTAGAGCTAGAGATACGAGAGGCTAAGGTCTTAAGTGCAGTACCGATAACATCACCACCACGCTGAGTTCTCTCTTGGAGAACAGAGATTAGGGTAGTAGCTTGTTCAATAGAAACACCAGTTGCAAAGAGTGAAGCTGCGGAACGTTTGAATGCAGCCTGTACGTCTGTTGCTTTAGATGCAGTAATGTCCTCTGCCTTACCTAAAACATCGAATAGTTTAGCTGAGGTAATAAGCTCTTTATTTAGACCACGAACACCACCCTCGACCTGCTGAATAATCTGAATGAATAACTGGGTAACCTGCGAGGCTTCTAGTGTTGTGCCTTGCAAGCCAACAAGGGCGCGATCCGTCAATTCAACGATAGAACCATATCCACGTCCTGACAAGCCAGCACGAGCAAACGATTCTGAAATTGCAATAGTTTGATCAACTGCGACACCAGTCTTAGCAGATAACTCAAACAGATCATTACCTAATACTTGTAGTGATCTATCAGTTAGTTGAAGAATCTTATTAACTTCGATCAATGAGTCATTGAATTCGATAATGAATTTTGCTGCTGCCTGTGACGCGGTCACAACAGCGTTGATAGCGATAGCAACACCACGGAATGCAGCGGCTTTCCTACCTACCTGTTCTGACAAGTCTACTAATTCTTGGAATCCTGTTTTTGCCTCATTGGTTGATGCTGTAACGGTATTTAACCCAGCTGCTAGCTGTCTAACCCCACCACCGCCGTTTCCACCTCCAGCAAATCCACCACCAGCGCCGCCTCTGCCGCCTCCACCGCCACCGCCTCCGCTACCACCTAGTGCGCCTACGCTAATAGTACGAGCACCAGCGGGGAACGGAAGACTTCCTTTACCTGCCGCCGCCGCCGGACCAGGTCGCGCAGAATTCATAGTGCGAATCAGTGATCTTAAACCTTGATTAACCTGTTTGGTTAATTGATGTAGGGTCATTAACGACTGAGATGACTTGACTGCTGCCTGTCGCTGTGCTTTGAATGGGTCGGTTTTAGTTCCACCAGCTACTGAAGTTTGAAGGCTAACCTTAGTTTTTGCAACAGCACTCTGAACCGCTTTTCGAATTTGCGCCTCGATCGACTTCAGGCTACTCTTATTAACCTCAAGCTTGAGCTTTTTAAGCTTGATATTATCAAACTTGGCTTTGACTTTTTTCGCAGCGGCAGCTGCATCTACCACTAATTTCTTTAGCGCAGACGTATCGATCTTAAATTTTAGCGTACCTGCATTTAAATCTCCCTTGACATCTACTCCAGAAATAAGCAGCTTCGCCTCAATTGAAAATTTATCAGCCATCCGTCTTCCTTAAGTAAAGATTAATTAATTGACTTACGTCTAGTTGTTTTCTTCTTAGCTTTCTTCTTACCCTTTTTACGAGTAGCTTTCTTTTTCGTTGCCGTAGCAGCCTCAGCCTCTACTCGATCGGCGTCATCCTTGATTTGTGTTTCTACAGAGCGCACATAATCTACTTCGGGCAAGCCCATCAAAGATGCTTGAAATGTTTCCGCAGCAATAGACAGTAGCTGTTCTTGGGCGGCGTATACCACCGGCTCATTAGCGCGTAATAGGAAGTCGTGATAATCACGAAAAACCTTCTTTCCGGTGTCCATATATACCGTAGCATAAGCGATATAAGCATCGCGGCGAATACCATCAGCCAAAGACTCACATGAATTAGACAAAACTGCCGCCTTGGCCTCAACTAGCTTAAGACAATCAGCTCGCAAGATACCCATGTCTTTTGCGATAGCTAATCCTTCCTCATGAGTTGTAGCCGCTTCTAGTTTAATTTGAAGATCAACTAACTGACGTTGGATCTCGGCAAGCTGCTCCTCGTCACTATCCCTCCAAATATCATGCTCTTTCATGTCTCGCTCTAATGTCGCCTTTGGCAAAATACCCTTTTGCATAAGCTGGGTATACGCCAGGTGATACTCATGGTCACACTTCCGCTCGATGTCCAGATTCTCGACTATAAGCCTTAGCTTAACTTCCTTTCCTTCCACTACTGAATCAAATTCCACTCCGTCACTCATCTCCTAATTCCTCCAGATATAGCTCACATACAGCATCTCGCCAACCACAATACTCACCGTCAGCAATCTTGATACCAGCAATCTGTGCTGAATCCAAAAACGGTATAAGAGAATCCACGATATCGTCAATTCCCACACACGTATATGTTTTATTATACACTACACCGACACCCACTTCCTTGCGAATTTTATACAGTAAATTAAAATCACCGAAGACTTTAAATAGTGGTATATCAGATGTTTCTAAAATATCGACCTCAGCCTTATTAAGTGCCGCAATGGTATTCCTGCTAAATGATATCTGACCAGGCTTAGACACGCTTACTAAGGGCGCTAGAGACCTAGTTGTGTCCCCAGCAGCATTGAGGATCTCATTACGGATAATATTAAGATCACCACCCGTCAATGTGAACTCATCACTATTACGTATTTGATTAAGCTTGACGCCTACAGTATGCTCAATATTGGCTAAGAGACGAGCCGTCATACCATTTAATCTCTTTTTTATCACTAATTCAAACTCCATTATCTACTCCTAACTGGGGCGTACTCTGCCCTGTTTACCTCTACCTGCCTCTCCACTACCATGATATTGCGTCCCCATACCTAGCGCAGAACGAGTCCTATCTCCTCTGAGATGCTCTTCTTTTATACCCTCGACACCAGCAACCTCAAGACGCTTTTGTTCATTGCCAAGTATTTTACGTACCACTAGTGGATTAATAGACTGAATCTCTTCTACCTTAGATTGCCTTTTATCATTGTTATAATAAATATAAACTCCATAAGAGCAACTAGGATCGTGAACATGCCCACGTTTATCATAACCGCGAGCTGCTGCCGTGTCTTTAATGCCGCACGTACAGTCTTCACAGAATTCGCCCTGTGCGTCAAAACCGACCTCTTGTCCATCAGCGCCCCTAGTCAGGTGGTTAGTCTTCTTATTGAAGGCAGACGCTTTATTCTTTTGTTTACGCTTTTGATTCTGGTCATCAAGCCAGCGATCGAATAGCTTATCATCATCAACAACCTCGTCAGATGGCGGCTCCATAGCTTCATATGCCGAGTCGTAAATCTGTGACCAATATACTAGTTGGAATTGATCCATAGTCAGATCGTACATTTCTCTATCAAAGAGTGTTTTTACACCACGATTCTTTTTTGACCCCATCCACTTACAGCGCCAAAATCCTGAACGGGCTATCCTACGAATTTCAGCCTCACTCGCTATTGATTCAGCGTAGTAGGCGCGCATCAACTCTAATACTAGGACGGTGTCAGTAGAATCTTTTAGATCCTGCAGAGAAGGCCAAATTGGATTCATGCTAGGGAAAGACAGCGTTGCGCAATGTAGGAAATAAGTACCCCTTGAACACTCTGCTTGATGCTCCGCGCTCGGTAATTCGATATATGAAGCGTAGGCTTCTTCGAGCTTACGGATGGTCTCTGTGAGTTTATCAATCCGTCCTTTAAGCTTTATATATTTTGAGGTGGGAGTTTTACGCTTTGGCTTACCCTGACTATCAAGCATTTTATCAGCCTCTTCTTCTTCAAGCACTTTTGTCTGAACTACTACCTCTGCACGTAATTTTTCTAAATCATCGCTATAGTCAGCTTTCCATAATCCATGCTGAATCGACTGCTTGATGAGCTGTTCGCGCGTTAAGGTGCCATCTGCCGCCATTTTTTTCATGGATTGTTTGTAGATGTAATTCCCCATATTGCGCTCTTCCAATGTGAGCGGACGTAATACAAATGTGGTATCGTCGCTGACTTCAATGATGCGACGTCCCCAGATTACTGCATCTAATAATTCAGTAACATCAACCTCGTCTCCCATACCTATCCTTCCCATACCCAAAGAAAGACTCGCCCCCACTAGGAGGGCGAGCCTTTATCAATCCCTAACTATTGCTATTACGCACCATCATCAAATAAATTGGGGAATGGCGCAGCACCAACATTGAACTTACCACCACGCTCGAACACCAACACACGGTGATTCGGATGGAATCTATCATGACTCACGGTAAGACTGTTGAATGAACTGTAGTTGTAAGTGATGGTCATATTATCACCACCAGCTTCACCACCTCCCATGTCAATATTCGTTAGAACGTTAACATCGCCAGCATCAACTTGGAGACCATCACAAGTACGAATGATGATAGTATTATCTGTGGTTTGAGAAGATGTTTCACAATCAACCCCCGCCTCAGCATCTACTAGATCACCTTGTGAAGTCACTACTTCAATTGCAGTTGTTACTTCCACAGGGAAGGTCACATACTTGGAGAATGGACGTTTCGAACCGAGTTCGAAGACGTCATCCCTACCAATATCTGCATTGACAGTAATTGACTGGATATGGTCAACGACACCACTTGCGTTGGCAGAAGCTACTAGTTGAGTGCGTGCATTTCCGGCAGAGTCAACGGCGCCAGAACAACCCACAGCCATATAACCCTTCTGTTCTAATTGCACAGTGCTCACGCCAGAACCGAGAGCGACGAGGACACCTGGGATATCGGACGGTAATATCGAACGACGGATGTCGACTTCCTCACGACGCTGCACACCAGAACCTACAACTAGAATACCAAAGCCACCATCGCCACCAGCTAGCTCTTGCTTGCCAGCATCCCCTTCATGACCAAACACGCCAGATGGTACGCCAACTGGAGTTTCACTATCGGTCGGGGTGAGTGCGGGTGGGTAGGTAGAAACAGTTTCAGTGGGAAGCGTAGCGTCAAAGCTAGCCCACTTCTTGTCGTTTCCAACTAGAGTTGCTGATTCAGTTACAGCACCATCAATCGGGAAGGTATATGTCACTGAGGACAAATACATACCTGAAGCTAATACTGTTGATAATGGGGTTGCGGTATTGGCTCGGAATTGAGTATCCGAGTAGATATTCATAACAATATCGCTACGATAGAACGCAGTTTTTCCAACTAGATCCGTAAATGACGGATCGGTTAGCATGAACCACAACGGCTTGGTACCATCGATAATTTTTTCAAGGGTAACTTCGATATCGGGCTGGCGCTCGCTATATTCGTAGAGTTCAACCTGACCGAGTTGGAAGACAGTTTCGCGATTGAAATTAGTCGACATTGACATCGACTGCAAACCACGAGGGACCTCCCATAGGCCGGCTACCTCATCTATAGCATCACAAGCAAAAAGACCCGAAGCGTATTCACGCGCGTGAAGTGGTGCCACACTATTAGTTGGAGCAACAGCATTGTCTTTGATAGCCACCTGCTCGATGGCATAAAAAGTTCTCCTGTTTGACATTTTAACCTCCTAAGTTGCGTAGTCTATTCAGATGCATCTGATAAGCATAATGCTCATTTCATTATACACTAAAGATCGTTATTTATCCTTAGTTATTCAGCCCTCCAGACCTCCGTCACCCTCTAAATTGGTATCGAAGCCAAATGGGGTCGTAGGCATAATGGGATAAGTCTCAACCACCAGACGTACCACAGCGCTCTCAAAGACGTCCTGTTGAGTATGAGATTCACCGAAATTGGTGTCTAAATCTACCAGCTCAGTTTCCTTAATAAACCCTCTATATGCTATAGGATTCAATCCTGAGAAAGCCGGTCCTGGCAGAGGCTCATTTAATGCTAAACTAATATATGGTACATATGCTGGACTTAACTCATTTTTAAGTCCTGACAAAGGAAATGGGGCAATATTATAATTAATAATCGGGACATTTTTTGCCTCCTGAAAGGACACAAGATCAATAAGATTATCTCGAACACTTTCATCTAATGCCCAAATCTCACAAGTTAACTCATCACGCGCGATAAGAGACCTATCGCCTAATTGGTATCCTCCGTCAAAAGTACGCCCCACATCTTCGACAAATATAATGGGGAGTGGTACGATTTTATTGCTACCTGATGGGTAAACTAATTGCCCTCCTGTAAATGGGTTAGTTTTATATTGCTGTTCTAATATACCATTCCTCAACTGATTATTAAATTCACGTAAATTTAAAACCTTGACTGTCTTATAAGTAAAGTCTGCATGAATCAATTTATCAAAATCTGTAATAGGACTATCAAAAATGATACGTCCATTAAGGTGATCCACGCTATGAGGATAGACAGCGTCATTTTCTAAACGAAATGCACCATCAATATAAACACCACTTGCCCGAAAAGCAGTAGGCCAATGATTCAGAATGACTGACGGATTAAGAGCTGGCGGATTTTGATAGCACCAATTAATAAAAAGTGATTGCCAAACTTGACCAGCGGCATAGCCACCCTCAGCCAACACTTCAGCATCAGTATCTGGTACTAATTTACTAAGATCAACACCATCATAAAACTGTTGCCCTGATGTTATAGTGTCATAATTTCCGTCTCTTAAAAGTTCGGCGTCAATAAACTCCCTATAGCTGTGCTTTAACAAAAATCTCAACTTATGGAACACCTAAACACCTCCCGTAACATGTTTCCATGCCAGCCCTAATTTGATTCTAGAAATAGTATTAACAGAAACATTGAATTGATTAGCAATGTCTTTTTGCTTAACGCCATTATTCAACATTTGTAAAATGCTTCTAACTTTGTTTTCATCCAACTTCGCTGATGGTGTTTGTGAACCTACACGCTTACTCATAGCAAGAGATATTTTTATACGTGTTTCTTGACTTACCACCTTTCCTTTATGAGCAGCGCCAATTTTAATTTTAGACTGTGCGCTATGTTTAGTTCCCACACGATTTGGATTACCAATCATTGCTTGAGATAGTTTAGCTCTATGTTCATCACTTTTTGATTTACCTTTTTGAGCTTGACTAATCGCCTCTCGATGTTGAGCAGACCGCTTTGCCCCACAGGCTAATGTTCTAAGACGCTGAGCTTCTTCAATAGATACCTTTTTACCCATATGAGCTTTACTTATTTTAGCCTTTGACTCATCACTAAGTTTTGCACCAAGACGACTACTTACCGTAGGGTTGATATTATACTCTGGTTGTTGAGCATCTAGATAGTGTTGTTCACGCATCAAGCATTGATCAGACACACATTCTTCTATAATCTCAAAAACAAAAGCATCCTCTCCATGTTTATTCCATGCATTTTGTAAATAACTATTAGCGTGCGTGGAATGTCTTAAATAATGTAAATGAATACCCCACCTACCGTCGAACCCATTCTTCCCCGCAGCACTTCCTATATAACATTTCTCATTCACAATATTCCGTATTTGATATACTCCAGTCGCCATCCTTATCCTATCCTTTTAGCAATTGTTTAGTTGTTGCTAATACTATCCTCTTACCCCAAATGCTCAATTCAGCTTTTACCTTTAACCAGTATGTATCCCAAAAGCCCTCAAAGCGGCTACTAGGACGATAATCTTCAATCTGTCCACCGAATGCCTCTGCGGGTGAACGACCACCACCTTTGGCGCGATTACGCATCATGATGCCAGCAAAATTCCCAGCATTACCTCGTGTGCGAGAAAGACTTATGAGGTTCTCTGCAATGTTGATACGACGAATACTAGCTCTAGAACTTCTACCCCCTCTAGTGCTACTAGATGTGCGTAGAGAAGCCTTGATATCACTAGCCCTTACGAGCGAATAGCCACTAATGCCACTCCTTAAAAAGTCAGGCCCCGTAACCAAACTTAGCCATGAGAAGAAGTTGGCTCTTGTCCCTCCCTCGAACTGGTCTGGATGTGGCGTAAGTTTCAATAGCCTACGTTGATCAAAGACAAATTTAATTTGAGGTCCGTTCTTACGTACAACAACATCTACAGTAATAGATTGTAGGAGGGCAGCCTTTAAATTACGAATCGACTCATTAGGATCTGGCAAGCCAATTTCACCAGCGCCCGCCTTACTCTTGATAAACTTCGCAAAAGCCTCTTGCTCTAATGCGCGCTTTGGTTTTGCTACACCTAAGGATCGATTGAATACTTTGACGTTTGCATTACCTGCGCCTACCAGCCCTGCAATTGCAGCTTGTAGCGCGGTCTTCATCACACGTTCAATTTCAGGAGCGCGATCTGAAAAAACTTTACCTAAAATTTCACGACGAGCGCGACTTTCTAAACTTTGTTTTTCGTTAGCACTACGAATTTTAAAAGTTAGCTGGGCAGATTTGCGCTTGCCCTTAATTGAAGGAGCTACGCCGGGAGCGCCCGCAAATGCTGCAGCAGTCACCTTACGAAGAGATTCGCCCAAACTCTCCATTTCTGCCTGAAGCGATAGATCAATCTTGCGCGTCATGCTTAGTTTTCACTCTCGTTAATGCGCTTCCATTTTACCAAAATATATCTATTTGTCTGGAAACCAAAGGGATGTACGTATTCAGCACTGCTATAGCGCCTACCATCTATAGTTGCTGATATCGCCACGTTTACATGGGGCTGTGCAGCTATTACTAGAGTAGTCATTACTTCATCATCTAGAAGCTCAAGACCACCCTTGTCGTCTGCCTTCTTAGGACCATGCTTAATCTTCGCTATGTAAGTCACGTCACGATGTATTAATTGTACGGCTGGAGTGCGCGTAGTCGAAATAGTGCTAGGAACTTGTCGTCCACCTCTACGCATAAAAGGATTGTAATGCACGGCGGGAGTGCTAGCCTGCACGCCAGACGTATCAATAATCTTCTGTGGTTGTAGATGTAAGATAATATTACGCCCAAGCGCAGCAAACGAACTATCCATCAAGCTAGCATAGCACTCGCCAAATCCTGATTGAATATCAGAAAATGAACCATCATCATCGGGCGTGCCTAGTGGTGTAATATTATTTTTAGTAACCATTATGATAGTTTGATAAAATAGTGTTCAATGAAGGAATCGGGTGTTTTAAATTCCTGATAATTAGTATCTAAATGATCTACAGCAGCCCTACGAATCGCTTTAGAAAACCCATATGGCCCATGCCAATCATCAATACAAATAATGCCGTGTAATTCCAATAAGCCTTTATACTTCTCTAAATCATTCTTAACAGCCTCATAGGAGTGCATGCCGTCAATCAAAATAAAAGCAAATTTGACATCATCTTTCTGAAAGTTTTCTAACACTATGGGATCTTCAGAACCTTTGCGTTGCACCATAAGATTCTTGCATGCAGTTGTGGCGACGTTGAATGTGTCAAAAGCGGCTTGACTACCTTGTTGTCTTCCATCCCAAGGGTCTACTACAAATACATGGCGATTATATTTCAGGCCCACCTCACAGAATATCTTGGTGGTCCTACCCTGGTGCGCACCAATCTCCAACACGTCACCTTCAATATATTCCAGCACTATAGATAGAATAGATCTAGTACGCTCAGTTCTATAAGGATCCCATCCAGAGACTGCCTTATATGCATCTAGAAATTCTTGAATCATTTTAGCAGATTTCGGTAGCATAAGATTAGATATGGATACGGATACGTGCCCAACCTGCAGTGGGAACTATCACCGGTTGAGGATCTGCAATAGATTGTCTGCCTCCCACGCGTAGAGCAGACCCATTGCTAGTATCAGCAGAAATTCTCAGAGTGGGATCGTTTAGTAAGCTATCAAAAGTCCCAACCCTTCGATTGCTAAAGGTGGTCACAGTCGTAATTAGACCAGATGATGCCAGATAAGCGGGTGCTCCTGGCATAATAGTTGAACCATCAATATCTGGATGAATAGCGTTAGTTATAACAGTGCCCGCAATAATATAAGGATATGGTGTGTATTCAGAATAACGCCTAGCATAAATCCATGGCGCCAATGCCCTGTAAAGATCTACCTCTTCTTGATCATGTTGAGCTAGACCTAAAGGAACTGTGTTGTTATCCGGAGCACCTACATAAGTAGCATACTGGACGCCACTCAATGCCGTTAGCGAAAGAATACCTCCACGCTCGACATGAAACGGATTGACGTAATCAGCTCGTGTGTCTAAAATTTGCTGATCGAACAATAAAGCCATATGTATACCTCAGCAATGAAATTTAAAAAACTTTCTCAACTTATTTCGACGAGAAGTATTAGATCGATTGGTCGTGAAACCAAGCGCGCTACAGAGCGCGCACATCTGCTCCCAATTCAAAAAACGAATCTCATGATATGTAAAAGAAAGATTGGGAAATTCACTACCTGGAAATAATTCTTCCAGAATATGCTTGTTGTAAGATGCCTGAATCAAATTGCCCCGATACATCTTGTAAACCTCCCAAGGAATTATCACGGGAGCATGGCGCTCTAAATAACCATAGATGCGCTTGCCATTAATAATAGTTGATCCTTTAGGATATCTGAAGAATACTAGCATTTAATAACCCCCGTAATGACCTCCATAGCCGCCATGGAGAAATCTTGGAATTGTGACATCTATGCCCGCGCCACCAGCTAGCCTCCAGCGAAGATCTGCAATAGCCTTCTCTAGCTCTTCGCGAATATTCTTAAGTGTAAATTTGGCTAGATCTGCTCTATGAGACAAGCGCCCCACTGCTTTGGAGATTGTTGTGCCATCCACATCAGTCACTGACACACCATCACCTCCGATGCCGACTATGCCACTACCAAATGTGCCTGCGGTGTGTTGATTAAGACGCCCAAGAGCGACAGTTTCTCCCGTTAATAGAATTTCCTCCATTTGTAGGACGAGAATGTCGGCATAAGGATCCGTATCAGGATCAATTATGCCATTTAGAAGATCCAAAGTAAGGGTTGGCGTATTGCTTCTAGATGTGAATGCAATAAGCCAAACATAATGACTATTCTGTGATACTTGCACTAACCCCAAACGACGATTTAAACGACTGACTGCTTTTCTAATTGTACGTCTTAAAAATCCATCATTAAAGATTGACCCATTAGGATCACCAACATTAATACGCACCCTGTCAAAAAGACTTTCTATGCTGTTATCCGCCGGGTTAGCAAATGATGTCGCGAGGGTTGCATTGGCTACACAGAATAATTCTGTAGATGAACCGCTTGTGCTAGATGTTACAATATCCCACTGGATACTCCAATCTTCACCTAGAGGAAAGCCAGTAGGGATAAGAGCACCAGACGCAGTATATACCCCAACGTCTCGTTTAGTGCCAACTGTTTCTGTTACAGCTTCAGTGCCTGTAGGATCAAAAATCCTAAAGCGAATACTTGTAGGGTCTAAGGGCACTCCATTCTGACCGGCTGTAATAAAGATATCCAGTTCGGTCGCTGCAGTGCCCACTGTTAAAATCTTACCGTTAGTTGCCATAATGGACCTCCTATATATCTAATACACTAACGGAGCTATGCATAGACTGGTGGACTTTTTCCGTCACAACCATCACATTATCCTTATCCCAAAAAGGATCAAAGCTCTCTATAGCCGCCAAGCGCTCTTCCTGAGATGTAAATCCATTAGGATTGGCTTGCATGAAGTCATCTAGTAGCTCAGCTAATGTCTTCTTATGGTGAACATTGAGCCTGTCCCCACGCTGACCCGTTACCTCGCAGGTATAGTCAGATGCACGAAAAATCTCATCTCGCCAATTGACATATTTTGCACAATTCCTCACCATCTTATTTAACTCTAATTTGCCACCCTTCCAATGGGGGCTGCGCTCACCGTGAATTTCAATCTTGATGTTGTGTTTATGAAGCACCTCACATATAGTATCCTGATATTTCAATCCATAATGCTTTGCTATTTGCATTGCGTTCATGCCATCTTGATACATTTTAATAATTTCTTCATCAGCACCACGCTTTTTATAACCAACAGCAACCAAGCCTTCAACACGACTTCGTAGCTCTATCCCAGCATGCGTAAGACGCTCCCAAACCGAACTAGGTGCCATTTTAAACTGTTCAGCAATCTGTGTAATAGACTGCCCCTGTTGATATAGGTCAACCATCGCCTGAGCGTCAGCTTTTTGTTGCCAGCTACCATTCTTCTTGGGTTCTATCCCATTCATTCGTAGATGCTTATACACCATATAAAGAGTGACGTCCAACTCTTTCGCCACTCTCTCTCCGGTGCCGTACTTCTTATATAACTCAACTACCCTAGTTGCCTTCTCCTCCGTCATCTTACCCATTATCCTATCCTCGTATAAAAGAAAAAAGAGCAGCAACCTTTCGGCTGCTACTCTTCTTATACACTAGATCGCCGAGTGTTATTCGGAGTTTTTTAGAATGATCCTAAAAGGCTCCAATTAAAACGCGCCTATTGTCAAGACATGCAAATCCATGCCGCATCCAACCAAATATGCCCATGCGTTGGAAGCGAACTAGCGCTTCGTCATCATAGACCTCCAACTCTTCCTTGATTGGCATCACGAAAGAATCTTCCGTACTTAGGTCGAGCCCCATTACGAACTGCTCGGTCCCCGTCGGCTTGGAAAGACTTAGGACGGTCTCAAGGAATGCATCGTATTCCTGATCCTGACCATACTCAGTCATCGCGTGTAGGATAACACCATAAATCTGAGCTAAGCCCTTTTCAGCGCTCATAAAGATTTGACGGCGGGTAAAATCGTCTACCCGACTGGCATCCCATGCACGGACACATTCCATTGCTTCTAGAGATAGGTAAAGATCAGTCAAACGACCGGCGTTACCATTACCACCTGCACCGCGCGTCATTGCGGTATGCATTCGACTTACTAGCTCTTTTGTGAACTCACCAGGATTCGGAGCAGTCGTGAGACAACTAGACGAACCAGTGAGGACAGCAGTGCCTGAAGCCTCCACGACCAGACCACGATCTGCCCCAGCGGCGAGAACACAGCGCCAGCCATCAGAGTTAATCTTACGAACAAAGCCAGCCTCGAAGACTTGCAATGCGCGCTTGACTACATCCCAACGTGCTTCCTTCATGAACTTAATGTCCCAGTCGATTGAGTTACCAATCTTGAAGGTCGGAACGTTGATTTCCGATGCCTCAACTCTTCGTTCGGGCAGACGACCCTGCTCGGGAAGAGTATAAGCGGTGTAAGTGTCCTCATCACCAGGACGGACAAAATCTAGCGGGTAGCTAGCTGTCGATCCATAAGGGATGACCTGTGGGCTATAAATATCACCTAGGTTGTCAGCATCAAAGATGCCTCGACGTAGGGGAGATATAAGCTCCTGTGCGAAAGCCTTTCTTGCGGCTTCTGCCTTTCGCTGATCGCGGGAGGCCATGGCACGTAGGAGCGTAAGAGTTTCCTCATTTTGCTTCTCATACATTATTATTTCCTCCTTTGATTATTGAAGTTCTATGCGAACTTTTGCATAAGTGCTGACAACAGCAGACATAAATTGACCAACTCTCTGACCGTCACTAAGGGCTCCGGAAGGAGCGAGGTTAGCATTACCAATCTTGCCATCTTGGGCGAGATAAGCGGGCTGACCTGCGGCAATAGCAACGCCGCCATTGGCAATCACGAGGTTGGTTTCAACCTCACCACGACGTAGCAGCGTTACAGGTGTACCGATATCATCGGTATCATACTGCGAGCGCTCTGTTTCTTTAGCATAGTCAAACGATTCACGGGTGTTCAGAAGCAGACCGATGGGATAAATACCAGACCCCTCGTTCAATACAATCTGATCAGCAGCGACAACATCTACTAAGCCAGCAGTGCCCGAAGCTACACAGACGGTCCCTGGTTCCGCAGCGCGGTTCAGAGAATAATCTATTGTAGTCTCGTGAATGTGACTTAGGCCTCCACTTTTAAGTGCCATGATTAGACCTCCTTGTCCTTATTGGTACTCGGTAGAAGACTAGCCACTAGATGCCCCATTGGGGAATTACTATCACCTTCACCAGCGCCAGCGCCAGCTAGGTTAGGCTCGTCAACCTCCTCAAACATGGTGTCAAGATCCGCCGTCAACTTAGAACGGGGGGTGCGTGACATGTCAGCAGGAGCGCTACCGTTACGAGTGTTCAAAGTTGCACCCTCGTCATCAATAGGAGTCTCACGCTGTGATGGAGAAAGAAGTCCCGCTTCCGTGTCTTCTTTCTTGTCCTTGCCGTCCTTCTTGTCTTTCTTCTTAAAGTCAATGAATTTCTTAGCAAAGATTTGCTTATCTTCAAACCACTCGTTATAGTCTTCGTCAGAAGCCTTCGCGAGACCGTCTTTTAGATATTTTGCGACCTCTTCCTTAGTGAACTCAAGTACCTCAGCGAAGAGATAATTAATTTCATTAGTTCGTAGATCAGCTTTTATAGAATCAAGTTCTGCTTTTAGCAGCTTATTCTCTTCGATCAGCTCAGTGTCAGACGCCGTGGTCTTGCTTTCAACAAGAGCCTCAGCAACTGCCTTACGACTATCTGCAATCCAAGCAACCTTAGCAGCAAATACTGCGTCACCTGCGCCATCTCCTGTGACCTCTAGAGCACGATCGATCTTGGCGATCTCCTCAGGTGTGTCAGAAGTTGCACCGGCATATGCCTGTTCGATAGCCGTCTGAAGCCTTTCTAGAGTACTCTCAGCCCCTTTAAGGCTGTCTTCTAGAGCTGTTACGCGGGAAACGGCGACATCTAGATCAGCCTTCGTGCGCTTGCTAGCTTCGGCGCGCTCGCGCGCATCGAGAAGCTTCTCAACACTCTGGGTGATCTCGTCAGCGTTACCTGCGGCAGCGCGGTTCAGATCGTTCATGTTAACCTCCATTGGTTCATTACTAAACAACGTTGTTTTTGTAATGACTTGATCCTGAGCCAAGTCATCACTGCCTGCACCGATTTCTTCCAATACTTTAATTGGATCGAATGCAAAGTGATTGAGAATAAATGAGCGTTGATTAGCTGGGCGATCTACAAAGGCGATACCACCAAAGGAGACACCAACTAGTGCTCTACCGATACGCATATTATTAAATATACCAGTTCCACCGTTCGCACGAAGATGTGCGTCCAGGAATGCGGTTTCTGGTTTACGAGCGATGTGATCAAACAATTCACCAGACTGGTTATAAAGCCCATATCCGTAATTGTCAAACCAACATTCCATAGATACGAAAAGACTGCCCTGCTCAATACGCTGGACAATCTCATCCGCAGTTATTTTAATGTGAGGAAGCTGGTGCCAAACAACACCCTGGATAACTAACTCAATCGGCTGATTATCAATTTCCTCTACAGTAAGGGGATTCCCCTTAAGATCACGAGCCTCGACGGCATACATAGCACCTAGGATACGTTTATCGTCGTGCTGCCAATTCATAGGCTTTAAAAGCGGACTTGAGATGGCGCGCTTTAATTCTTCACGGGTAAAAGCATCATCATTATCATTAATGCCTTCGCTGACTAATACCGCCTCTACGTGCAACAAATCAGCCTGCTTCTGTAGCTCATCAACATTATCCAATGTTCGCGAGAGCGTAGATAAAGCTGCAGTTATCTTCTCGCTATTGAGCTTAGAAGGTCGTGCGAACTTAACCTCTCGAACGGCTATTGCTCGTATTTTAGAATAGTCTTTATTACCCATAACAGTCTAATACACTAAAACTTTATATCTAGTTGGCGGATTTAGTTCTTATCCACCCTCTCATTACGCTTCTTAATCATCTCAGCGCGTGGACCGCTAGCGGGGCCAAAGTTCTCTTCCTGGTGGATATGCTTGCCGTCAGGGGCATTATGCTGATGCGTGTGAGGACCATCTATCTCAATCATAGTGCCAGGACTAGCAAATTTAAATTGTAGCAATTCTTCCCGACTATATCGGTGAGTGTGATGACCTAGCTGATCTTGAGGACCATGTTTGTGCCCACCGCCTAATGGACCACTAGGATAATGAGCGTGCAAACCATATGCATTATCTTTACCATGAATATGGAATCCATAATAAAGAGCCTCGTCAGCTTCAGACTCGATGGGACGATCCCAATAATGCTCTAATTCTCTAGCTGTTTTATTTCTGACATCCTCATCAGTCTCAAAAACATCAGACCCTGTCGCATCTGTCTTTTTATCTTTCTTCTTCTTATCCTTCGGCTTGGCATCATCGTCGCTATATTGCTTAGCGTCTTTCGGTCTCATAGTCCCACCCTTAGTAAACTCAGTATAGGTGTCTAAAGGATCGTGGCCTACTAGAGACTGAAACTCTTCAAGGGTAAGACCTAACAAACGCGCCCTTACTAAATCATTCATTATTCTTCCTCGGTGATATAACGATCGCGAGGAGTCACGTGAATATTTGCAGGATCGCTAGAATCACTACGAGTCTTCCCGTAGGCTCCTACACTCCCGGAGGAACGATTATCTAAATGAGAAACGGTTTTGATCGGAGACACCATAAAGGTAATACGACGAATACGATTACGATTGCCACCGACTTCTCCATCAAATGGTCCTGGGGTACTTGCGATTGCCATGATTAAGCTCCTTAGATAATGGTATTTGTAAATTAGCAACTAGAAGAGAATTCTAGGGACGACCGCCTACTCTTCGGACTTTAGCTCTTTTTCAGCCTCTGCCAATATTTCATCAGTCTTCTTACCCCATACGAATAGCTTCTTTAAATACCCAAGCGCTACGCCTAAGTATTTTCTAGCTTTCTTCAGGAGTTCCAACAGCTTCTTCATTTGAGTCCTCTAGTAGATCTGCATTGATCGCGGCGAATATATTACACATCAAATCAAACCGCTCTTCCTTATTACCAGCATCAGCGGCTTCACTTTGATAAAGAGCTAGGATTCTTTCGCATCTCTCATTTAAAGAAATAGAGTCATCACCCTTTAATATATCATACACTAAACTCTCAGTAAATGGTGTCTCAGGATTAAGCCCTGCCAAAACACCAACTATGATACCCTCTAGGTCTGTCTTTTGAGCTTTAGTTAGAGAACGGGAATCGCGCACCTCTTGATTTTTTACAGCTAGCTGTGTAGAAATATCACTGATGGCTTTAAGTGCCGACGTGGCAAATTGATGATACTGCTGAAACTTATGCACGTTCCCCATCCCCTGTGGTTTAGTCTCACGCTTCTTCTTCTGAGGGGTGCCGGTTTTAACTGGGCGACCACCTTTACCTCCAGCTGCGGGGGGCGGCTTATTAATTAGGTCACGATTAAATGGGCCGCGAGACACCATAACTGGTGAACGGAACTGATCGTCTGGCTTTTTAACACCCTTATTATTGTCTTCCTTGACCTTCTTCTCAAACTTCTGACGTTCGGTCTCAACATTAAAATCGGTGCCAAATCTTTCTAGCATGGATTCATCAGAAACTATGCCTCGATCATACAAGTCAATCCACAGCTTGCGCTCAGTATTTTCATCACGTAAATTCATTAAGCCCCACTTGATGATCGGGAGCCGTCTAAACTTCATAGCATCAGAAATCTTCTTGACTTCTACTTGCAACCAATCTTCTAGTTTGCAACGAATAGTCTCTAGTTTCTCTAGTAGCAATTTGATAGACATAAAAGAGTTGGCAAAACTACCATTACCAGTCATGACAGATTCAGATACGCCAAGAGCAGCGTAGATATCTTTATCAACTTGAGTATATTTCTTAGGATCCATTATCTTGCCAATATCAGGCTGCAAGACTTGGCCTTCGATAAGATCATCCCATACTAAGTGATGAGTTTGCGAGCCACCGGCGATGGCGGCTGCAACTCGTTCTATTTGCTCTGGATCAGGAACGAACCCTTCCTTTACATCGCCCAATTTGATTAGGGTGATGGCATGCTTCATAGATTCTACTGCGGAGATCTCAGATTGACGCATCAAACGTTTGAATGCAACCTCTTTATGTGCAGGATAGATCTGTGGGGTAGCCCAGTCTTCATAATCGGCTTTTGTAACGTCTTGGATAACAGATAGTCGACCTTCGTCCAATCTTAGCTCTGCAGCGTATGGAGACCCTGCCTTTACAGGTTGTAGCTTGCCTTGGAAAATCTCTGGAAGATTTACTTTTGTTGTGCCGATATCCGCATAATAACGATATGACATGAATTTAGATAAGGGCTTCATATCACGAGCATTTAATAGCATAACCCAATAATGCTCATTAGCAAAGCGCGAACCGCGAGGCTCCATCTGTAGCGGGTTGAGAGAGACATAATCCCATGGAATCAAACCTTTTTTCTTATCCTTCTTATCAGCAGCTCGTGGATCTGTTGGGTCATTGCGAGTGCCAGCCTCAACCTTTTCCAACATGACTTCGTTCACCTTGCCTGCCGTGGCATGTTCGCGACATGCCTCACCTAATTTTTGCAAGCGACTAAAATCATCATTCGCCAACTCAACAGATATAGTCTTATCTTTGAGGCGCTTCCCATCAGCGTCTTGTAATTCAACAACAAGTTCATCACCAATAAGTTTAGCAGCTAGCCCACGCTTCATGTGATTTTTCTCAGCAGGCTTTAACTTTGCTTCTTGTGTCCAGATAAACACATTACCCGTACGCAGTAAATCGACCACAAACCGATGCAAGCGTTCTTTGAGTTTTACTTTAGTTTTCCATGCTTGGAAAAACCTATGTACTGTTACGTCTTCATGAATTAGATCTATACTCTCAACAGCGAAATCAGCTAGTAGATGCACAATAGTCTGAACTACTCCTTCGGTCTTATAAAGGAGGATACATTGTGCTATGCGTTGATGATCAATGTTAGAGTTGCCACCCCGATTATAAACCCAACCTTCTCTACCAGCATACCCACCATACCCACCACCATAGCGAGCTGGATTGCTAAAAGCATCAAAAGGACTAAAGTGAGCTTGGTGAAAACCACCACCACCGCCAAATTCTACTGGAGGAGAAAATAGGCCATTACCAGCATGCTCGCCATAAAATCCAACACCGGCACTAGCTTTTGGTTGACTCCGTGCATAAACACTACCATAGTCTGCCTTGGCATAAGCCGAGCGGAAAGCATCTAGGTCTCCAGGCGCGGTGGGACTATCTACAATAGGAGCAGCATTTAAGATGTCCATTGCATCGGGCTCTGTAAGATCCCCACGAGTTTTATTACCGGGTTCATGCTCTGCCATATTGCCATCTCCTTTTTAGGAATCATGATCGCTCAAAACAAGGATCACTATCCTCTTATACACTAACTAGCGCACATCGAGAGGGCGTTCTACCAACCATCCTCCAGGATGTTCATCTAAAAGTTGTTTTTTAACAGAGTCGACCTCTTCCTCGGAATAGACAATAGCCGTCGCCGTGGGGTCATCCTCAGGATATGGCGGCCATCCATTTCGGGACACTAATAAATAACAGTCAATAGCGTGTGGAAATTTTGATTTATCCATTAGTAGGCCACCCCACCATGTTTACGTATGGGGTAATGTCCATGACCACGACGCGGCGAATTCCTTAAGATATCCTGTGGAGTCCCACCATAGGCAGAGCCCCAGCCTTTCTCATGACCATGTCCTTTTACTACTCTAGCTGCATGACTAGCAAGTAAGAGCGCACTATACCGATCTCGACGCCTGACATCTAGCCCGTCAGGTTGATCTGCCAACTTCTGTAGACCAAACGTCTCGCTGCCCTTTTCGGTTACTGTTTGAATAATAGTGCATAGCTCATTAGTTAATTCCATCATTTCACGATAATTACCTAACGTAACCGGGTCTCCATCACTATTATCCACCCCATAAAGTAAGTCATTGATATGTTCAGCAGCTACGACATGTTCTGGATTTGTTAGATCAAATTCTACCTCGTTGATCATTCTCTTGGCATGTTGATTTAATACAATATTATCATCTAGACGCCCCGGGAATAGAATATGCCCTGTGGTGATATCTCGTTTTAAAGCATGGTTCGCAGGCGCGGACCAAGTGTGGAAATTAATCATCTCGAGCATTCTTTGGGCATTAGGGATAGCTTTATGCTCCGTCTCAGGATCAATCGAGATAATTGGCACTTCACCTTTACTCGTGTCAATATGCTTTGAGTCAGCAAACATTTCCTGAATAGTAACACCGCCACCGCCAGTATCACAAGCAATACGCATGACGCCAGGGAATCTCCGTAGAGTCTCTCTAATCCTAACGATACTCTTGCCATACTCGGTCTTATTCCAAGCATCGACATAGACTACCTGTGCCGTAGTGCCCACTAACTTCAGGACTACTAGACCAAAGTTGTCATTGTGTCGAGCAGGGTCAAGACCCATCACATATTGGAATCCGGGCTCGCCATACAATTCATAATGAAATTCACGACTTACTTCGCCTAGACCCGGCATTCCGGGGGATGCTGCATCAATAATAGATCGCGGAAAGAAGCCATGAGTATCTTTACTAAATCTACATTCATATTCGTGTCCGAAAATGACTTCATCCATGATTGCTTTATGATTAGCAACGATATCCTCATCTAGGAAGTCTGGTGGCATGGCATAGTATGGAAGCTGGAAGATAGCGTACTCTGAATACATTTTCTGCCATCTTGCCAACATGTCATCACTGACGTTGATAGTCCCATCTCTACTCTGACGACGCAACCCTTCTTTGATTTTCTTAGCATCGCCACCAGATGAAGCAAAGATCTTATAGGCTTCGTATCGACGGAAGAAGTGCGAGAACTGATAAGTAGCCGTGCCAGACAAGACTAGCTGGTTGCCAGTCATTCGGCGCGCCTCTTCAATCATATTTATAATACCTGCATTCACACCCATGCCTCGCAATTTCTCTGTGAACTCGCGCAACATCACTGCCTCTGCAGGGTCTGCCTTCACTGACAGGAACGGACCAATCGCAGTATCGAACACATGATCGTCAATTGACGCAACCTCATCACAGACCAACGTCGTGGCTCGCATACCTCTCACTTTGGTTCCGTCACCCACTGGAATGCCAGTAATCTGCGTATTGACGCCTACCTTAAGATAAACTCGATCCGTGGCAAACTTAACACCGAAGTCATTACCAGGATGGTACTTCCGAATGGTTTCCTGGATGATGGGAGATTGCTTCACTAAGTCATCAATATATTGGAACGTAAACTTTGCCTGACGGAAGCCACCGGAAACCACCACGACCTTCGTACCAGGCACTAGCAAGCACTTTAATAAACAATAAATTGCTAACATAAATGTTTTACCTGCTCCACGACAGGCTAACACCATGGGGAATTTTTTATGCCACATCATATGCAGCATAACACTTTGGAAGGGAAGTAATTGAAGTGGATTGCCGAACTGGTTCTTAAATATTAACTCTACTAACTTTGTTAGACAAACATTCGCTATTCTATTTACGATATAAGGATATTGCTTTTTATCGTGAACATACAGTGAGTCCTCAATGACTTTCGAATCAGTTATAATTTTGGCAGCAACGGTCATAGTATACAGTCATCATCCCTTTCATCTTCGTCGTCCTCATCAAATTGATGGAAGTAATTAGAACTCATGGGGTTGATGCTAAAGAAGGGGTGGAATTCCATTAGGTCTGCTAACTGTTCATGCATTCTGTACTTCTGGATCTCAAAATATGCTTGTCGCACGTGTCGCAGAGCCATTTCAGAATCAAAGGCATCTAGAGCAAATTCATCATACAGGTGACGCATTTGGGCACGCAGTTCTGATTCTTGGTCGCTGAGATCTTTAATCCTCGCGCGAAAGTTCTTCAGGCGCGACTTACTAATCGGTGGTTGGTTATTCATTTAATTCATCCAATGTCTTTTGTGCCAAAGCTATACAGGTAGTGAGCGCCAATCTAGTATCTGCGTTAGTAGCATACTTCTCTGCGAACTCCTCATGACTACAGTCGCCCTCATAACCCATCGTAGGTGCGCGTAGATACTCTAGGGCGCCACGGGCTCTCCCTAACTTGTCTTCAAGCTCAGTCATACCTTTATGCATTTCTCGTCCAATATCTTGGTAATTATCGAACATTTCCTGAAACTCGGCGTCTTTCTCATCCATCATCTCTTTTAACCAAGGATAGCTACTATAGAGCATATCTAAAGTGGTGGCTCCTTCTCCAATACGTTGATTCATTTCTTATCTCTCCATTCAATTATATAACCGGCGCGATCCTCATACCAAGATTTAGGCGGGATCTCTTTGGTTGTCCTTGTCAGATCCGCTACTAGAACTGTATGATCAGAACCATCTAGCATATACCACATGCTATACCCCATCAGCTCTTGTCGGGGGATCAGGCCATGCTCGTCCTGAATCTGACACTGGGTCAATCTCTCCAGCTACTTGAGCTTTTAATCTTGCTCCTAAGACAACTAAAAGATCTCTTGCTAATTCGGGAGAGCCTTGGGTGCGCATGCTCTCCGCAAGGATGATAGGTAGTAATTGTTCATCTGTTAAGCAGTGAAACCATTTTATCATATGTTCAGCCATTCTCCTTCTCCTCTCTATCTCTAATTTCCTGTTGGAGCTTCCTGACCTCGTCAAGCGTTTCATCCATCTCTCTCATTATAGACGATGCTCGTGCCTGATCTGCCACCATTTTACTATTCAATCTTTCTCCTAGAGCAGCTAGAAGATGTCTTATTTGTGTGGGGCTAGATATGGTTTCGCGCATTGCCTCCATAAAAGCAACATCCATCAACTCTTTATCACCTAGACTGTTAAACCATTCATAATCAAATTGCTTTATCATCCTTATCCTCTCTCATTAAACGTTTCCTTTCATACTCATAAGATTTGCAGAGAATCTTTTTAGCGATTCGCGGCGCATACTTCTGCCCCGCCCAAATAAAATGAATACCCTCACTTTGCGACAACGAAATCAGCCAGCTCTCTATAGCCGCAATCGCTTGATATCTTCGTGGATAGCTTTTACTTACATGAGCCCAGTTTTTAACATCTAGAAACTCAGCATAGGTTTGTTGTATAATAATATACTTATATTTAAATGCGCGCATTTTCTCAACGCTGCGCAAGAACCTGTCTTTTTTTAAGATCAGATTAGTGAACAATTCCTTTCCATCTCTTTTTTTTTTCTACCACTACAAGATTTGGTATCTCTTGTATAGTATAATCCCCAGCATCAACTTTTTCTCTTATATATGCCTTTACATCTTTATCTCCCTCTTCCGATTCTTGAAATAAAGCATGAGCTGTTTTTTCTCTCGTGTCCACAATTATCGTCGGTTTGACGGGGTATGGCGATTTTGCTCTCGTCATTAATATGCCTCCAGGTTTTTCCAGTACGAATTTTACTAATATTACTATGATCAACATTAAATCTTGCAGCAATTTTATGATTATCTAGACCTTGTTGAATCATTGCTTTAATTTCTATCACTTTTGATTCTGTCAATTTTGAAAGATGCGTCCCTTCACCACGTTTGGCAAATGACATCCGTTGTTTTGTTAATGCACTCAATTTTTGTCTTGGCGGATTAGGCAATGTTTGATATATAGATCGATCAATGTCTTGCCAGGTACGATTATGTTTAATATCCATGATTGAAGATTGACTAATTTGGTATTTAATAATCAAATCACTAACTGAAATTTGATGAATAAACAAGTCATTTAGTATGGCTAGGACATCAAGTCGTGCTAATTTAGTATTCAACTTACCTAATGCCGAACCCTGAGCACGACGTAAGTTAAGGTTGTCTTCTGATAGTTCTAATTTTAAACCAAGCGTACTTCCAGCCACCCGACAAATATTATACCCTAACTTATGAAATCTATTATCATTATCACTAGCAAATAAAAATACATCTAGATAATATTGTTCTCTCTGAAAAATCAAGGTCTTCCATTCCTTATCAGTCATCTCATCCAATCTAACAATGTATTCAATCACCTCAAAAACAAAAGCATCAACTTCATATTTATCCCAAGCTCGTTGTAAATGAACCGAATGGTGACAATTTTTCTTTAACAATAATCGATGATCATTCCAACGTTTAATAAATCCCGCTTTAGAGCCAGTGCTCCCTATGTAAAACTTATTATTCTTCAGGTTTAGAATCTGATAAACTCCTGTTTTCATCATCCCCCTCCTTCGGTGGCTCGTCAGATATATATTCTGAAAATGCTCCCAATAACCAATTATATACTCTGCCATCTGGGCCTTTGTCGCCACGCGCCATTCGACGAAACTCATCTTCAGTCAAACGATTGATCCGTTTGATATCCTCTACGATAGAATCGCGCTTTAGTTGGTCTGTTAATTCTTGTTGAAGGTCAAGGAACGTGTTGCGCGTATCCTTGATCTTATCTAATCTTTGCTTACGAGTCAGCTTAAGGTCGTTTACTAACTCCATATATTCTTTGTGCCATTGCTCAACTTCTTTCTTATACATTTCACGATTACCCGCGAATCGGCGCTTTGCCTTATCCGCGTCCGAGTCAGAAAGACCACCCTCCATATCTGCCATCAGGTAAGACTCAGAAGTGTTCAGAAGTGATTGCGCGCGCAAATATTTTACATTAGAATAAGATGCACGAATCAGCATCTCATTTTCGGCGCGTGTCAATGCTTCCTCATCAGCATCACCCCTTAAGTCTTCGTAATGAGCGACAAAAAGGGCGCGCTGATCATCATTCATCATAGTCATAAATTCTTTTGCTGTCAGAGAATCCGCCATGATGCTAGGAAGTGTAATCTTGGTAGAAGGTTGAGATGGTGGGACAATGCTGTATGCCGCAGGCTGGGTAGCGGATTCTCCTAGCACTTTAGCCTTGCGCTCCTTCCGGATCATCTCACCTATAGATCGCCAAGCGGTCTTTACACCTGGGCGCACCTTATCGGCGATCTGCTGGTGAGTGTAACCTTCTTTGTGCAGCTGACGAATGGTCCGTATTTCGTCAGGTGAATATCGTTTTCTAGAGAGTCCCATCTATATCTACTCTTTGTATGGATCCATCATTAAATTTAATCATACAATACATAGGTGAATCAATAGAGATCGGGCGCAATCTTAAATTGGTTTGGATGGGCGGGCAATCTACATTAATATCAATACTTACAATATCTGGAAACTTATCATACGTATCATATCTATCTGAATATAGCACAGAATCGTGACCCTCTAGAACCGTTTTGAAATTAGCTTTAAAGTACGCATCAATCTCTAAAGGATTAGAAGTGCGCGCAGGCATATTGCCAACTTGAATACTAATCGGCTTCTTGCTTCCTAATGGATACATCTCTTCATAAGTCGGTTTTGTTTCAAAAGTGTTGCGAATAAATTCCGATGCTTGATGAGGCGTAATCGCAAGTTTGTCGGCAAGTTGATAAAGGTTGATGTCCCCATCATTAAAACTCGTACTCCCCCTCATGGCTTCTCCAACATCGAGCATGGGCGACTTTTCTTTTTCCATTACTTCAGGATGTCGAGGCCACCGCTCGTCGCACTCTCGGCAGAGAAAGTTGTTGTCCCCTTCGACATCCCTGACTATGAAGCGATGCGCGCATTGTTGTTTTGCTCTCTCGCGCCCCGTAACCATCTTAGCTAGTTCTGAATCTAATTCATAATCCTTATTAGCCACCATTATTAATCTCCAAATCCTGTTCTTTCATAGGGATGATAATCATCATCGTCTGGTAGAGAGAAGACGTCAATAGTGAATGGTTCGCTTATAATTTCAGGTAGGAAATCACTTATGTCCCATTCATACTTCCCGATCAATTCATCAAGAGGGGCAGTCGATATTCCTTCTTGGGCTGTCTTCAAACAATCCCTTAATGCCTTGGCGAGTTCTAAAATAGATGGACTGGCAGCATTAACAGGGGGAGCATAAACTAAACCAAAAGGATTCTCGGGATCATAAGGTTTGTAGGGATTATTGCTATTAAACCAATCTTCCGGTTGCGGCAGTGCGTTATCAAGAGTCATCGACATCCCTCCCGTTCTCTTTCAAAAATTTCTTTGCTTCATCATACCAGGCGAAGCCGACGACCTCATCGGACATTACGCCTTCAATTAAATTTAGCGCCTCTTCAAATTCTTCCCCTAAACCATACCTTTTGTCTTTATCTGGTTCATCCTCTACAAATTGAGGGCAATACTCATCAATATCATCTAGAAGGTGATTAATGCTCTCTGGTGTGCAGTCATCCTTCATGAAGAAAATCTTACGAGCGCGGCGCAAAAGTTCTAAAGTCAAGAGATGGACCTCGTCCTTAACATAATGTGCGTGGCCAGGCTGGGCATCCCATAATGCGTCGGGAACTAACTCATCCGCTCTCCATATCACATTTTTGTGCCCTACATTTTGACATCCCTCTAATTTGGGCAAGTAAGCCGCGCCTTTACAATCTGGACACTTAGTCACGCCGTCAGTTACTTCAGTATAGCTATGACTATCTACATGAGACCAAATCTCAGACAATGACTCAAATGCCTTCCCACATGAGCACTTATACTCATCAGAAGGCGTGACATGATAATGCTTCATTTTCCCTGCTCCTCTATAATCGCCCTAACCTGTCGTTGCACCAGCCGCCTGTAATGGGCGGGCACTGACTGCATCTCTCCATTAATCATATTATCGTAGTAAGGCACTAAGGCGTCGTCTAGCTTAGTCCTTAAAGCGTCATCTAGATCCACAACACCAGTAGTCGACCCCACGCTCATCGACTCGTGTTGGGTAAAGTCCACGCTATCATCAGTATCTAGTTGCGCGTTGTACGAAAGTGGCGCGGCAATAGCGCGTTTGCGCGCCATCCTATCTCTGTAAGCCACGATACGATCGCAACCTACCTCTTCGATCCGGCACGTTTTCGTTTCTTTAATATAATCTGGGCAACGTAAACAAGGTGGGTTATTGTCTAAATAAATTCCGCGAAACTTATTGTAAAGAAAATTATCAACACACCTTGCGACAAAATGGAATAACGACTTTCCTTCCTTGTCGGGATCGTGTAACCTGAGGACTCTCCAGCACTCTAAGCGGATGTCCTGCGCCAAATCTTCAGCGTCAACCCCTGGAAAGGAGTATTTCGCTTTCTTCATCGATACGATAGTTTCGACCAGGTCTTCTACATCGGCATACTTAATGCCACTTCCGGCGATCATTCAGGGGACTTAGTGGAACCCAAGTCCCTGGAGTCTTGAGGAGTGTACTTTCGTTTCTTTTTAGAGTTCTTCTCCAGAGCTTCGGCAGCATCCTGTTTATTAGCATGTACCTTCGGGACAACTACCGGCTGTTCCACAGTCGGTGAGGGTTGTGCGAAACTTCTGTCGGTCTGTTTAGTGGTGGTGTTCAGCTTGCGAGCTGGTACGTCACCACTTTTAGAAATAGTAATTTTGTTTTCAGGCTTCATGCCTTCACCAAATGTAGTACCCATTATGTTCACTCCTCAAATCCATTAGGGCCAAATATATCATTATGTTTAGCTAATTTTATTCGTGTGTTAGATTGGTCAAGTGGATATTGATATCCACTACGCGACTCTTTTAAAATCTCATCAGCTTCTGCTGCGGTCAATAGGTGTTGAGTTTTAACAGTAAGCTCAATAGGGAGTTCCTGTTGAATATTTGGCAACAGACCACACACCATTTTAGACATCGCACTGCGAAGCTTAATTTGATATTGTTCAAAATCTGTATCACTTCTCTGCAACTCTTCAAAATGCTCAATAACATCTAGAATAGAAGGACAGCAAAAAGCGCGCCACGCAACCTTAAGTCGGCGACAAAAGTTAGTGATCACCCTCATGATGGGTAATCCTCAGCGGTTTCATCAAACCAAGTGTTTAGCTGGGCCTTAACCTCACTGAGTTGTCCACAGAGGACAACCCCAGCAGCATTATCCACTACTTCAGTAGGATCACCCTCTTTCATAGTAACAGGCTTGATCATCACTAATTTGATATAAACGATGCCTTCACCTGGTTGGGGCGTGAAAGCCTGCCCTTTCATCTGCTCAAGTGTCTCACTCGGTAATATGTTAATACTCATTCCTGTCCTCTCTACACTAAAAAGAAATCCATACACCTATATAGTAGGGAGAAAGCGGGGAAAAGTATTGGATTATTTGGTATAATCCACATTTTATTACTGTCTCCTGAGGGGTTTAGCTGTTTCATCTTATAGGTAAGGCGCGTGAAATGCTGTAGCATGCCACCCCGCGTCTCAGAACGAGACCACCCCCCGCCGAGCTGAAAAACCCCCCCCTTTAGTTCTTTTTTCTTTTTTCTCACATCGAGAATGGCACACTATGTGTCACTGAAGATTTATGAATAGTGCACTAAAGATCGAGCAAGATCGACCCGATAAGTAATTGTCAACCGAAACTCCAAACCAAACAATACAATGTTCCACTACGCCAAAGACATGACCATCGAGTACGTTCGCCACTCCTTCGCGTTCCGCCTCTTCGCGCTAGTCGCCGCGGTGAGCACGGTCCCGGCATACTTTCTCATGTCATCCCTGAATTTCGCTCTGTAGTAGGGTAGACTTCAGCAACTAGAGACAGAGAGACAGAGACATGACCGACCCGACATACGACCTAACGGAACTCTGGCAAGCGAAGCGCGACCGCTACGCTACCCGGCAGGGTTCATTCATGCTCAAAGGGGAGGTCACGGTGTTTGCTCCTCGGTTCGATGCGTTCGGTCGGGATGTCCGATCCGAAGCGGTCGAGGTCTGGGAATTCATGCGAGCATGTCGGGGGAAGATCATGCGAGTCATCTACGTCTGCCTTGACGGAACGGTTCGGGACATGATCGGTCGACAGGGTGTCCACGATTCAGATCAAGACGGGGCGGTCCAGGGGATCGGGCATTCGATGGCAGATGCAACTAGACTCAACCTGTCATTCTGGACGTTCGCCCACGGAAAGAAGGTCAATACGGGCAGCGGACAGGGATACCGCACATTGCGCGCAGAAGGGATCCTAGCGATACGGTGTGAGGGAAACGATATCCTCACAGCATACGGTCAAGGCGCGCTAGAGCAAGCTGCGCGAACGGTCGTGCCGAGAGAGATAGCAACCGATACCGTTCCGATAGTCGAAGGGGAATTCGAAGGACTAGAGATCTAGGCTCAAGTTCAACTAGAGACGAGACGACAAGAGTAGCGATGAAAGTTCCACAATACGCTAGCTGTATCAATCTAGAGAGATTCAATCTGTTCGTTCGGATGATCGAGAGAGATGCACGAACTACTAGTAATCAGAAGCTAGTGCTCAAGTTCAGAGCATGGAGCTATTACGTAAGCGTCAAGAGTCAATTTCACATCATGATAGAACTACCAACGGTCTACCGATGATACACTAGGGCTAGTCCGCTATCCCGCACTACAGCACGAGGAACACGATGCAAATTTCAGAAAACGGAACTATGAGCACGACAATCGACGGGGCGGATTTCCGCATCAAATGGACAACGGACGGGAAATGGTTCGTCTCGCGTCTCGGGATGGCCATAGGATACTGCGATACTCTGGCAGAAGTCCCGGGAATGATCCGGCAAAGGAAAGACGAAGCGCGGGAGAGAGTCACTAGGCTCGAATCTGAAGCGAAAGAGAGAGCGGAGGAAATTCTAGATCGGTTCTAAAGATCCCTCTTCGGAAAGACGACTAAGGTATTGGCAACCGGAACTCAACTAGGAAAGAACAATGGAATTCACAGTCGAAACACGCGCGGGAAAGTCCTTCACAGTCGATAGCCTCTTGACGGATCGCGAGGCGAAAGCCGTTCTGATGGCAAAGACGAATCCCTCCGATTTCGAATGCACGCTCGCGCATAAACCGAGCTTGAGCCCAAAGATGCGCTCTTGGCTACACGTTCTGGCATCATGGGCACAAAACCCGAAGCGCGAAACCTCAAGCGCGAGCTTTCCCCAAATTCTCGCGATGTTGACCGGTGCGCGAAACGCAGGGAAGAAATTCCCGAAAATCAAGCTCCAAACAAGCGGCGCATCGTGGACAAAGGTCGTTCTGTCGTTGTCCAAGGCGGGAAAAGTCAACATTACGGACGGTCGCCCCTTTGGCTCCAATCTCTACTTCGGAGCGATTCAGACAGACGGTAGTTTCCGCTCTGCTACCGAATCGGAATCGGTTCTCGAATTGCTCAATACCTTGGAATTGAATCCGGCAACGGTCGCGACTCAGCATGGTGTCGCAACGGGTAATTGCTGTTTCTGCGCGCGCGATCTCTCGACAAAGGAAAGCCGTTCGGTCGGATACGGTCCGATCTGCGCTAGCAAGTTCGGTCTCCCGTGGGGGACGATCGATCCGGATTTGGACACAAAGGGGAAATCGTTCGTCCCCAAATGGGGGAATAACGAGGATGCGGGGGATCTATCCGCTATGAACGCCGCTGATGCTAGCGAATTCTTCTAAGCTAGCGACATGTCCCCCGGGCGGCATCTGCCCGGTCATTACCCTTACAGAGAGCATCATGATTCAACTAGAAAGAGCTGAGAAGCGATTCGGCGCGTTCACGGTCCCGTTCATCGTCCACTATCAGACGAGCAAGAGAGAGGGTTTCCGGCGGTTTGAGAACCGCGATAGCGCGATGAAATTCGCCACGGAAATCCTCCATGAACTTTTGTTCTATGGGCTCAAGATCGGCTAACGGAATGCCGACTAGGATGGTAGCAACCG